TTCTGTGGACGAGCGAGACAATCAATGCTTGGGGATGTAGTTCAACGGTAGAACGCGAAATCAAGCCCCGCGACAGCGCGGGGTGTGCTTCCCTTTTCAGGCGTGAATCCCGGTTCGACTCCGGGCATCCCCATTTTTCATCCACAGAACCAGTGTTTCTCAACGTAAAGGAGTTTGCATGACGCCTTTTGGATTTGTCCTGTCGGTTGCCACGCTGGTCGTTGGACTGCTGCTTGGATACTTCGCATCTCCGGCGACACCGAAGCCTGTACAGGATGACTACGCTGGTTGCCTGATTCACCCCGAGACAACGCCGCAGGTCAAGTGGGTGAAAATGACGCGGCCTACGAGGGACGCGATTATCGGCATCTACGCGGCCAACATGGACGAGTGCAAGAAGTTCATGGAGGCGAACGACCGCGTTACGACGGGCGAGGCGGCGATACTGTGGCTCATGGAAAAGGCGAAGTGAGAACGCCAGCGATCAGTGGCTCGTCCGCTGCATCGCGTGGTTAGCCGGGTTGATTCACAAGGAGAAAGGAATGGCATACAGCGTGGAGCTCAGCCGCAAAATCTACGACGACGATTGCGGGGCTTGCATCCAAGTCGGCCCAGACAGCGACGGGCTTGGTTGCGTTGAGATTCGTACACCAGACGCCGACAGCGCGGAGCATTTCGGAGACATTCGATTCACCGTGTCGCCGCAGTTGGCGAAGTTGCTTGGCAAGGCACTGATCGACGCGGCAGCGGATGCAGGGGCATAACACGCAGGATCAGGAGCGGCGAGACATGAGCAAGGTGGACATCTGCGTCCGGCTGCGGCTCGCTCCGGCGCACCTCATCGGCAAAGTAGACGAGGACACCTACTGGGCCTGCCATGAGGCCGCAGACGAGATCGAACGGCTGCGGCTCACCGACGCGGAGCGGGAGGCGGTGGCGCTGGCGAAGTCTCGTCTCGGGACTTCCGACGGCGACTGGCAGGCGGACGACGTACTTGCTGCCTTGCTGGAACGGCTAGGCTGAGAACGACAAGGATCAGGAGCGGCGAACTATGAACACAGACAACACGCAGGGCGGTGCCGAGCCGTCTCCTGCATCCGCTGGTTCTCACGGGTCGGCATCGCGCTGGAACGGCGTGCCTGTAGCGTGGGCAGCGGTCGTCCAGAACGGCGTGCCGCTGTGTCTGGCGTACCATCGGCAGGACGCCCAAGGTGCGGTTGTCGGGATGGCGCAGGTCGTCCCGCTCTACCGCTCGCCCACGCTCACCGACGCGGAGCGGGAGGCGTTGAAGAAGGTGCTGCGGCGAGTGCGAGAAGACTACTTCGCGGGGCGGTTTGCCGACAGTGTGGAGGTCGCCGCCGTGATCGACGGCCTGCTTGAGCGGACAAAGTGAGAACGCCAGCGATCAGCGGCATCGAACACAGGAGACTGACACATGAACGATGATGATGAGGTGTCCGCTGCATCGCGTGGTTCTCACGGGCAGGCGATCACAATGGTGATCGACGCGGAAATACGGGCGTTGATGCACGGTGCAGTAAGCCTCCGGCTTCACGCCGCCGAGCGAGCGCGCGGACAACAAGAACTAACCGATGCGTCAGAGATGTCTGACCTGCTTGCGATGGCAAATGTACTAGACGCGATGCGTCGGGAGCGCGAAGCAAAAGTCATGCGGTGGAAGTCAAGATGAGAACCAGTGTTTCTGCGGAACGTGATAACGCACGGCACTAGATAAAGAGCCTACGGAAGATTGCAGAAAACCGCATGTTGTGTGCAGCGAAACGTATCACTCCTGATACACACCGCAAATGAAAGCCACCCTAGAGTTTGACCTGCCCGACGAGCAGGGCGAGTTCGACGCCGCACGGCTGGGCCACAAGGCACTGCTCGCTCTCTGGGACATCGACCAGCGGTGCCGCAGCTTGCTCAAGCACGGCGACCCGAGCGAGGAGACGGCACGGCTGGCGGAAGAGATACGGGGCATGATCGACGGGGAGTTGCTGGACACATGAAACTGCGGCTTTTTATGCTCAGTATGGCCCTGTCGGCCGGTCTTCTGGCCTTGGCCCTGGCCGGGGCCTTGGTGTTTCTCAGGTCCGCGTTCTAGGGCATTAGTCCCTAGAGCCATGGCATACACCACGTATTTCGATCTTGTCGAATCGCTGATCGTCTCGTCCTACGGCGGGCCCCAGGATGCCGAGCAGCGGGACATTCGCACGGCCATCCACCGGGCGTACGACGAGCTGACGACCATCCGCGACTGGGCGTATTACCACGTTCACGGACGGGTCATTCTTCAGGCCCCGTACGACACTGGGAGTGTCACCTCCAGCGGCGTCACCGTAACGCTCACGGGTGGCACCTGGCCCTCTTGGGCGGCCACGGGCGCCTACCTGAAGGTGGGCGAGGAAATCTGCCGGGTGGCCACCAGAACGTCCAACAGCGTCATCGTCTTGGACTCCGCCCTGTCGCTAAAGGCTAATGTCACCGCCTCTCCGTACATCCTGTACCGCACGGTCTACCCCCTGCCCAGTGACTTCCGAAACCTGGACGAGCCCTCCGACGAATACAACTGGTGGAGCGGTCTGTATGTGACGCCCGACCAGGCCATGAAGCTGGAGCGGGTGTCAAACTCCTCTGGTGAGCCCTACCACTGGACGGTCGTCAAAGATCCAGACTCCACCGGCTGGGCAATCAAGGTCATTGGGTATCCAACCGGCACCCAGACCCTGGACTTTACCTACCGGCGGGCGGCACGGCCGATTCGCTGGAGCGGGCATGAGGCGAACGCCCGGGCGGGCACCATCACCTCGCAGTACGTCGCCCCCGTGCTGGACGTTAACGGCGCCGGCACCAACTTCCAAGCCAGCATGGCGGGCTCCATTTTGCGAATCGGTGACGCATCAAACCACCCGGGGCCGATAGAGTCGCTCACCCCGTATACGGCCGAGATGCTCATCCTGTCCGTTAACGACAACGAAGAGCTGACCACTCAGGGTTCGCTGGAGCTGCTGACGCCCACCAAGTACCTCATCACCGATCCCATCGATGTCGCCGCGCATATGGCTGGAGCCATGGATTCTGCTTGCGACTACTGGCTAGCGCGGATCCGGGGCACGGGAGAGGACAAGGCGTTTTCCATGTACCAGCGTGACCTCCGGCTCGCCATGGAACAGGACCAGCTTGCGCCGCTTTCTGGCCGGTCCCGCTACGTGTGGCATGACGGCGGCTGGCGTAGCTCCCTACAGGCGGATGCTGGATGATCGTCATCGACAAGTGGATGGGCCTGGTGACCAATGCCTCGCCGTACACCCTGCCTCCCGGGGCGGCGGTGACGCAGGTCAACCTCCAGGTGCTATCCCCCGGTCAGCTTACCGGCAGGCCGGGACTGAATGCCGTGTCGTTTACCTCCATCACCGCAGGCACAACGGCCATCCGGTCTGCGATGCGATACCCCGACGAAAACGGCCTGGTCTACCAGGACGCTGCGGGTGCCATCCGTGTCGGTAAGGGGCCATCCTGATGCTGATCGGCAACCGTACCACGGGGCAACTGGCGTCGATCCGTATCGTCACCGGGGGTAAGGACTACACCTCCGCCCCCGGGGTGGTGGTGAGCGGTGCTGGCGGGACGGGCGTTTCTGCCGTAGCCGTGATGGCTGGCACGCGGCTGGACTCTGTGATCATTGCCAACGGCGGAACTGGGCACACGGCCAGCCCGACTGTGTCGTTTACCGTCCCGTCCGCCGGGGTGACGATCTCCTCCATCACGGCAGGAACCGCCTCTGTGACGGTGACGCTGGCGTCGGCAGTCACAGACCTGTCTTGGCCCAAGCTCATCAGCGGTGGCGTGACGGCCAATGCGGTGTTTTTCAACACCACGCAACTCACCGCCGCCACTACGGCAACGACCGGCGCGGCGACCCTCATGCACCTGGGTTCCGGGGCGTCAGCGGTGGCATACGCCCACACGGGCGCCCTGCGGCCCATGAGCTTCTTCAAAGGGCGGTTTGGCACGGTCTACGGCGTGGACGGCATGGGCCGGGGCATCCGCTGGCCAGGTGGGGCAGCGTCGGTTCAGCCCATTGGTCTGCACAAGCCCGCCCGGGCTCCTGTGGTCACGGCGGGCTCCACCTCCGCCGGCAAGCGAGTGTCGTCCATCCAGATGGTAGACGGTGGGCGGGGCTATTCCTCTGTGCCCACGGTGACGATCTCTGGCGGCACGCCCACCCGCCCGGCCACGGCCCAGGCCCTGATCGTCAACGGCTCCGTGGTGGGCGTGCGGGTGTCCGATCCTGGCTCTGGCTACCAGTCCAACCCGACCGTGTCGTTTTCCGGCGGGCTGGGCTCTGGGGCTGCTTTTGGCGTGGGGGTCAATGGGGTCATTTCTGGCCTCCGGATTACCAACCGGGGCTCTGGGTACGTGCAGTCCGGAACCCAGGCCCCGACCATTGCCGTGAACACCAGCAATGGCCTAACGGGCTTCGTCGGCTCCGTGGTGGTCAACGGCGACGGGCTGGTCGATAGCATCCAGGTAATCAACCCCGGCTCTGGTGCCACCACCACGCCGACCTTCACCATCGGCGCGGGGACGGGGTCCGGCGCTGCGGCAGCCGGCGATGTCACGTACTCCGTGGTGTCCGTGTCTGCGACCAGCGCGGGCAGCGGGTTCTTCACTGCCCCGTTCATCACCGTCCGGCCTGCCGCCACCGATCCCTTCGGAGGCGGCGCTGAGCTAGAGGCTACGGTCAACACGGCCGGCCAGGTCACCGCCGTGACCGTGGCCCGGGGAGGTCAGTACACGGCCCCGCCCACGGCGTTGATTGCCGACACGCACGCCCGCGCCCAGGCCAGCGTGGCCGAGCCCATGCGGGGGAAGTACCTGTGTGCCATCCGCTACATCGACAACACTGACCCCGAGGTGGGCGGGCCGTTCGCATCCTCTATCTCCCATCTGGTCGAACTAGAGGCAGGGACGGGATCCGGGCAGGTGCTGTGGACGTTTGCGCACCCCTACGTGGACGACCGCGTCACGGCGATGGAGCTGTGGAGGACATCGGGCGACCAGGCGGTGGTATTGTTCCGCGTGGCCACCATCCAGAAGACCGACCCCAACTGGGCCACCACCTACACCGACACACTGAGCGACCCCGACCTGACCGACCCCAAGCGGGAAGGCTACGGCCTCATGCCGGTCACGCTTCCCAGCGGGCAGATCAACGCCCGGCGATTTGAAGTGCCATCGGGCAAGTTTGCCGTGGGCGTCATGTTCCAGGACCGCACTTGGTACGCCGTGGACACCTCTGGCCAGGCCCCCAACAGCCTGTACTACTCCGAGATTGACGAGCCAGAAAGCGTGCCAGCGGCCAATGAGCTGGTGCTGCAAGAAAACACAGGGCTCCCAGACAGGATTGTGGCCCTCGTCCCCTTTGGCTCCATGCTGCTGATCTGCCAGACTTCGCACATCTACCAGATGATGTACGTGGCCCAGCCCGTCCTGGATGCCTCCATCCTGCTGGCCGCGCACCGTGGCGTACTGAACAGCCGCTGCTGGGGTGTCTTGTCAGGGGTGGCCTTTCTGGTGGACTCCGTGGGCCTGTACGCCTTCGACGGCAACTCCGAGCAGAGCATCTCTGTCGCCGTCGATAACTACTGGCGGGACCGGATCATCGACTTCTCCAAGTCGGACAAGTTCCACGTTGCCTGCGACCCCCTGACTCGCACGGTGCGGTTCTATTACTGCCGCTCCGCCGACTCCGAGCCCGTGCGGGCACTGTGCTACTGCACTGCCACGCAAGCCTGGTGGGAAGAGTCGTACGCCACGGCAGTCACGGCAACTTCCGTGCCGACAATCAGCGGGCAGTTGCGACTGACTTCCGGCGGGGGCGATGGCGCGTGGCGCAAGGAGTCCGGGACGCAGGACGGCGGGACGGGTGTCTCCTACTCGCTCCGCACTGGCAACATGTCGCTCACCGACGAGCCCGACCGGGGCATCGCCGTGCAGTACAAGCCCACCACGGGGGACAGCAACCTGAACGTGTCGCTGCACTTCAACAACTCCGACACCGCCCGGCAGAATGCCATTCAGTCCAACACTGGCACAGGCTTTACGGTGACCGCTGGCGGGCCGGCGACGATCAATCTGAAGCGGACGCGGTCTGCTCTGGGCGAGGCGACCGGCACGGCAGTGGCGCACTACTCTGGCCGCAAGAGCGAGCGAAGCGCCGGCGGAGATCAGCATCTTGCCGTGCAGGTCGCCGGCACGCAGGCGGCCGACCCAGTGGCTCTGTTTGGCGTCCGCATCATGGGGGTCAAGTAATGCTTACCCAGGCCATGCCGGCGTTAGCGCAGGCCATGCAGGGCGTGATGCCCCAAATGGCCGTGCGGCGGATGATGCAGGCGTTGGGCAACTGCAACCAGCCCCTGGAACACCGGGGGCCAGTTGCGATCCGCCCCACTACCAGGACGCCACAGAACGAGCTGGGCCTGGGCGGCGGGCAGGGCGGCGGAGGCTCTTTCGGGCCAGGCGTGTACAGCGATGGCGGCGTGTGGAATCAAAACCTGATCAACCAGTTCACTGATGTTTCTCAGGTGTTCAACAACAACTCCTTCATCGACATCCCCACGTACAACAACTACTTCAACACCCTGAACAACAACTTCGCTGGCGACGAGTTCCTGTTCAACACCAACGCCAACTACAACACCAACCTGTTCCCCACCACCATCATCAACGGCGTCATCGGTTCGGATGGCATCAACGGCATCAACGGCTTTAACGGCGTGGATGGCCAGCCCGGCGTGTCTGGTGCCGCCGGTCTGGCGGGCGCTGCCGGAGCGGACGGAGCCCCAGGCGTGGCTGGGCCGGCGGGCGCGGCTGGTGCGGCGGGCTTGGCTGGTGCCGCTGGTGCTGCTGGTGCTGCTGGCCCCGCCGGCGCGGCGGGTGTTGCTGGGCTTCCCGGCATTCCCGGCCTGCCCGGCCTGCCCGGGATTGGGGGCGGCTACGAACTCCGCCAGGTGGACGGCCGCTTCCAGGTAAACCTCGTCCAGAACGTAACCGTGAAGGCGGCCACTGTTTCTGTGGATGTTCCGAAATATCGCTTTGACGCCGACAGCTGCGAGCTGGTCCCTGACGGCGTGGATACGGTGGAAGAAAACGTCAACGTGCAACTGAACATCGACCGGGGTCCGGAGGTGTTTGGGCAAATCCTCTACACGCTCAAGCCCAAGGCCGGTTACCCATAGCCGCCTTTCGGACATTAGTCCGTAGGAGTACAGCATGCAGATCCGTGAGCGACAACTACCCGGTGGCGGCGTCCTCCGGCACATCCATAACCCCAACGCGGCCAATAATGCCGCCGCCCTCCAGGCTGCGCAAATCAACGCCGCTGCGCAGGTGGACGCCGCCCGGGCGGCCGCGGCGGGTCAGGCTGAATCGGGAAGAGCCATGGGGGCCGGAAACGCCATGGCTGGCATTGGCCAGGGCTACGGCCAAGGCATTGCAGGAATTGCTGGTGCCTATGGCAACCTGGGCGGCTCCATGGCCAACGCATCGGGACAGCACTCCGCTGCCCTAGCTGGCCTGGGCGGGGCTACGGCCAACAACTACGGGGCCTACGCCGGCTCCATGGGGAGCATCGCCAACGCCCAGGCCAACGAGCGGGCCGCAGCCATGGCCGCCATGGCACAGTCGGAGAGCGCCCGTCAGCTCGCCGCTGGGAACATCGCCAACCAGGCCCTGTCCTCCTACGGTGCGTTGGGCAACAGCGCCATGAGCGCGTGGCTGGGCAATCAGCAGGCGTACAACCAGGCCCGAGCCAACATGGGCCAGTCGGCTGCCGCCGCCTTCGGGGCTATGGCGCCGGCTGTGGCGAACGTCAGCGGTGCGGCATCGAACGCCTTTGGGGCCAATGCTCAAGCGTTGGCGGCGATGCAGGGCTCCAACCAGATGGCCACCTCCCAGCTTGGCCAGTCTCGCAACCAGGCTCTGGCTGGGCTTGGTGGGTCCATGGCCCAACTGGGTACTGGACTGGGGGGCGCTAGCCAGGTGTCCAATGTCAACCTGGGCTTCGGTGGCTCTGGTGGCGGCGGTGGCGGGTTCAGGGCCTCCAGTCCTTCGGGTCAGGTGGCCTCTGGATCCTTCAGCGGCTTCGGCGGTGGTGGCGACATGGGTGGCTCGTCCTACCGTGGCCCCGGGCCAGAGTTTGCTGGGATCGCCAACCGCAGCTTTGCCGGCATGGGCGGCCTTCAGGGAGGCGTGATGGACTCCTCCGTGTTGTCGGACCTGTCGTCTGGCAACGCCATGGGGATGAACCGTCTTGGACGCAGCTACGACGCGGCCCGCGGCCAGGTAGACGAGGGATACACCAACCTGAACCGCAGCTTTGCTGACACCAACCGAATGCTGGATCAGGGGTCGCAGGCGATTGACGCCCAGCACGCCTCGTCCCGCAGCATGCCGATGGACATGTTCCAGAACTCCTTCGGCAACTTCCGCCAACTTGCGGGTGACGGGTACGGCCAGTTGATGGGCGGCATGAATCAGTTCTATGGCAACGTCAACGCCAACCGGGCCAACTTCGCCCCCATGGTGAACAACGCCCGGGATGGATTTTTCTCATCGTCCCGCGACCTCCGCAACCTGGGCGGCCGGATGAGCGGAGACTTCCGTTCCGGCCTCACTCAGGCTGCCGGCGTGGGGCAGGGCCTTGGGAATCTCACGCAGAGCCTGGGCGGGCTTGGTGGCTTGATGGGCCGGTTCCCGCAGCCAGCCCCGGCTCCGACAGGCGGGGCGTTGTCGGATCTGTTCGCCAGTTTTAACCGACCCGCCAGAGGTGCAGGCCGTGGTTAACTATCACTCCAACGCCCAGTTCCCGACCCCGCAATACCCGGAGATGGCGAAGCAGCCCTCTCCCTATCCGGGTCAGAACCACCAAGACATCTTCAATGCCCAGATGCAGGCCCAGTCCGTAGACATGGACCGCTACGCACAGAAGAAGCGGGACGAGTATGAGTCGGCCGCCTCGCAAGCACAGCGTGAGCTGGCCCTGAATGGCCTGTCGCAGATGTATCAGGCACGCGGCAACGAACGGGATCTTCAGACGGGCCGGATGCGGATGCTGCTGGAGGGCCTCCTATGAATCAGGTGTCTATCGACAACCAGCGGCTGCCCAAGGGGTACACGCCCCGCCAGCAGTCTGGTGCGTTCAACAACTCCATGGCCCAGGCGATGGCGGCCGGCGACCCCCGCTATCAGATGAAGCAGTACGACCGTGCCGGGTTTTCCCGGGGTGGGGCGCAGACCAACCAGGCCGGGATCAAGGGCGCGCAAGACATGGCCAATGGGATCGCCGCCGCGTACCAGGGCCAGATCGATGATCAGCAATACAACGCAATGACCGACCTTAACTCCCAGGTGTCACAGGAGCGGTTTGGCCAGGCGCTTGGCGGATTGCAGCAGCAGAACGCCTACGCTGACCAGATGGCCATGCTCCAGCAGATGGGCGCGTTGTTCGGATTGCTCGGGTAACCAAGGTAAGGACTATGAAGATCGACTTTTCGCTCCGCGACCTAAACCGCTCCGCCCTGGAAAAGTTGGTGGAGAAGCTCCTGTCCTCCACCGACAGCGAGGAGCAAGAGATTCTGGACCAGCTGGGCAAGGCCGCCGAGAAGGAGTCCAGCGACCTTGCCGACCTGAAGGAAGAGAAGAAGGGCAAGCCCACGCCAATCGATCCTGAGGAAGAGCCGACGCGGAGGAAGAAGGATGGCTGAGTTACTTGGCCTTGGCCGCAAGGTGGTCAGCGGTGCCCCCAAGGTCCGCGTGACGAGCCCCATCCTGGCCCGCTACCTGGACGACCTGGCGCAGCAGGCCCGGCTAGCAGACGCCGCCGCCGACGCTCGCCGCCTGGACGTTCACTTCGGCCGCGTGCAGCCAGACGACCCGTTTGCGGGCATTGGTGGCGACGAGATTGCCGACATGGTTGGCGCCACCGGGGCCCCTCGCCGCTGGCTGGAGGCCGCGGACTACAACCAGTCCATCGGCTCCATGATGCCCGGCGGGCCTGGCGAGCCGATGCTTGACGCCCTGGCCCGCAACGACCGCACCCGAGCCTTGGTGCAGGGCCGGCTTGACCGGCTCGCCCCGGAGCAAATGCCGGGCTCTCTTGGCCTTGTGGGCCGGCGGTACGAGGCTGACCAGGCGGCGGCGCGTGCAGCCGACATCCTGTCTGGTCGCAACCGCGACACTGCCATGGCCCTGGGTGCCGCAGGCGCCTTGGGTGCTGGTGCCTTTGGGACGCGGATGGCACTGGAGAACCAGCAGAACCAGCAGGATCAGGTGCTGCTTGGGGCCTGGGAAAGCGAACGTCAGCAGCGAGAGGCGGAGCAGCTAGAGGCTGACAATCAGGCGGCCGAGGTGGCAAGGGCCGAGCAGGCCAAGACCCATGCAGCCAGGTCACTCATGGCTTCCGTGGACAGGTCCATCTCTGAGATCGACCTTTCCGACGACGCCCCGGTGGTGATCGACCCGGACATCCCGGGCCCGGACGAGGCCCGCAACTCCTTCCTGGAAACCCCATTCATTTCCCGCACCGCCGAAGGTGACTTCCGCCCCAGCGAGGACTATCCGTTCCGCGGCAAGAACACTTACTTTGCCTCCGACTTCCGCCCGCCCAGCCCGGAAGAGTCTGTAGCCGCCGCCCCCGGGCCGGAGTCGCAGGTGGCGCAGGACCAGGAGCTGGAAGACCTGCCGGGCCCGCAGCTCCGATCCATCCGGGCTCTGATGCGAGGCGGGATCCCTGAGGGGCGGGCACGGGACATTATCTTGAAGGGCAACTCCATGTCGCCCGACGAGTACCGGATGGTGACGGGAGGCAGACGCTAATGCCACTGACCCTGACAAGCGGCGGCGAGAGTCGTCTTGACGGCGCGCCGGACCAGCTGCTGCCGCCCTTTGCGGATGGCGTTGAAGCCCTCGCCCAAGCCATCCTGGCCGACGACACCGACAACGTCTACGGCGGCGACATCAACCTCGCCCGGCAGATCGCCCGGCAGCAGCTGGGCGAGATGAGCGACCGCAGCCGCGCCGGCCAGGCGGCGGCGGCCCAGGCTGGGGCCGACCGGGATCGCACCCGAGCCGCCCGCCAGGGCGTTTCGCCCGAGTCGCTGCCGATGGACGAGTACGGGGCCGTCAGTGGCCGCACCGTCCAGGAGGCCAACCGCCCGCTGCCGGAGGCCGAGGCGGCGCTGGGCCGGGAGCGGGAGGCGGCAGACGCCATCATCCGCGGCCTGCGGGAGGGCACGCCCGTCTTCGGCCCGCAGGGCGACCTGGATTTCCTCCGCGAGCGTGGCGAACGGAACCCGCTGGAGCCCAACGGACGCACTGACATGGCCATGCGGGCCCGCATCCGCGAGCGGCGTGGCCAGTTCTCCGAGATGCCTGACGGCACCCGCATCCCTGTGGGCGCCGAGCCAACTGACGCACAGATCCGCGCTGAGCGAGGGTTTCAGGAGTGGGCCAACAAGACGCCCGGCACGGAGCGTCAGGCTCTGTACGACCCAGAGGCCTACGAAGAGTTCCGAGAGGGCGTGCGGAACGACATCCGCGACCGGGCTCAGGACGACATGACGACGTATGGCACTGGCCCGGACGACAACGGCCGCCGCGCCCGGCTTAGATTGCCGCCCCTCACGGCCGACCAGGAAACGCGCCGCGCAGACCGTGCGGAGTCCGAGAACCGCGTGCGTCAGGCGCAGCGTGGCAGGTTCTACGAAGACAAGTTGATGGTCGATGCTGGCATTACGCCTCCGAAACCTGGCCCTGACGCTGGGATCCAGGACTTAGAGCGGGCTGCCTTCAGGGGTCGATACGCCCGCCGCCAGGCTGAGCTTGATCGCCGCAAGCAGAACCGCATCGACCAGGCCATGATGGCTGGCGGCCAGCCAACCGGCGGGCCGTTCGGAACCCGCGCCACCACCACGGCCATCAACCAGCTGGGTCCTGGATGGCGTGAGATTGCTCTGCTTGACCGGCTGACGAACGGCCGTGTTGGCGGGCCCACACCGCTTGGCGTCGATGCCGTGGGCGCCCAGAACGCGCTGCGGTTCCTCAACAACGAGGCCATCGCAGGCATGGATCCGCTGAAGAGGCAACAGGCACAGGCGATGTTGGACATGCAACGGCGCCAAAATATGCCGGAGCTTGCTGGCCAGGCCGACATTGCTGCTGGCAACCCGCAGACACCTGAGGCTGTCGCGCATTTGAACTCCCTGGCTGGGCGATTTGACGACACGTACTTTGGTTTCAGTTACGAGAATGAAATGGCGCTCGCTGCCGAACTCCAGAAGCCGCCCTACAACATGCCGCAGGCGGAAGCCGAGGCTACGGCGTACCGGCTTGCCGAAAAGCGTCGATGGCTTTCCGGCGGCACGCCGGGCGGACGCCCGCGGGCTGGCGCCGCGCCGGCGGCACCTCCCCCGCCGCCGCCCGGGGAGGGCGGGCCATCAGGCCTAGATTTTGCGCCACCCGGCGGGGACATGTCCTTCTAGGCCGCAGACATGTCGCGCTCCCCTCTCTTCGACCTGTACGATCCGTACGGCAACCTGTCGAACTCCATCGGCACGGACTTAGAAGAAGATCCGTTCGCCATCGTCCCGGTCAGGCGGAAGCCCCGCGTCGAAGACCTCATGTCAGAGGAGGAGCAGGCCTCCATGCTCCAGAACCTGGCCTACGCGGGAGCCTCTGGGCTAACGGGTATTGGCTGGCTCTTGGACACGCCGGGCTCCATGGTGCGTGGCCTGCTCTCTGAGGGGCCGATGAAGGCCCTCTCGGCCTTGTGGGAGACGAGCGACGACCGGGTGACGGGGCGTGAGTTGGCGAGGCAGTACGGCCTGGCCGGCAAGGATGACAACTGGGCAAACTTCAGCGGCGGCCTGGCGGCTGAGGTACTGCTGGACCCGCTGACCTACGCCTCCTTGGGACTGGCTCCGCTCCTGGGCGGCGTGGCCAAGACGGCCGCCGGAAAGGCTGCCCAGAAGGCGGCCATGTTCACGGGCGACCTTGGGCTGGTTGCCAAGCAGGCCGTGGATCGGGGGCTTCGCCCGCAGGGCTTCGGCCGGATGATGCTCCAGCGGGAGACTCCCGAGGCCTACCTGGACCTGCTGCGGAAGCTGGACCCCGCCCGAGCTGACGAGCTGGCCCGCAACTTCCGCACCGTGGCCGGCGACCAGGCGAAAGAGCTGCTTCGGCAGCAAATGTCGGCCAGCAACCGCATCTCCATTCCGGGGATCTACGACGGGGCGACCGACCTTTGGGACAACCTCATTCCAGGCGCCGGCGACCGGATCACCCAGGCCGCTGACTGGCTGGGCCAGGCGGCACAGCAGACTCCCATCCTGGGTGACGCCCTGCGTGGAGCCAGGGCCCTCACCTGGGGCCCGGCCCTGGGGCGAGTGAGGGAGGCCGACCAGTGGCGAGCCCGGGCCACCAGCGAGGCCAGGCGGCTAGGTGAGGCGGCGTCGAATCGGTGGCTGGGCGAGGTCATGCCGTCCATTGCCAACGAGATCGGCATGGATCGGTTCCAGAAGACCGACTTCCGCCGGCAGCTCTCAGATGCCTTCGGCCTGGCGATGGAGAACCAGCAGGGCACGGAGGCCTGGAGCAACCTGCCGGACGAGATCCGCGCCCTGTTCGATGGCGGCGGCGGCAGCATGCTGGTGGACACGGCCCGGCAGTTCCAGGACGACGCCCTTTTCCGGGCCAGGGAACTTGGGCTGCCACTTCAGGAAACGCAACTACCGTTCGACATCGGCTACCTCTCCCGCCAGAAGGTGTTCCCGGAAAGCCCCAGGATGGCGCCAGGCTACGAGGCCGCGGCAAGCCGGAACCTGGACTCCGGGCTGGAACTGTTCGGCCTGCCGGGCGAAGCATCCCGCAAGGACTGGACGAGGCCCTTCCCTCGCTGGGTCCTGAACAAGATGGCAGGCGACACGGAGTTCCAGACTGCCCTGCGGAGCATCAACCCCCGGGCTGAGCCGCAGAGCGTGATGGAGTTTGTGGACAACTGGCTCCGCACCAAGACCCCCGACTACTGGACGCAGACCCAGCGGGACGGCCTGGCGGGTCCGTACTCCTACCTCCGCAAGGGACTGGAGGAGGGCACCCCGGAGGCAGCCGAGGCCCTGACGAAGGCGACCGGCCTGTACGAAGAGCTGGCCGACTCCATCGCCTCGCTCCCGCTGAACTACGCCGACGAGGGGCTGCCTTTCTACGGCGACCCCCTGTCGGACTTCACCAACTACGTGCGTGGCCGGGGCCGCACGGAGCGGGTGGGGCAGACGCTGTATGACGAGCTGGCAAAGGCCGCCGTCAACGCCGGCCGCACCCCCAGCTTCTCTTCGTACACGGCCCAAGAGGCCCTGGAGAAGTTCGGCCTGAACCTAAAGGAGGGCCAGGTCCTGGACGATGCGGGCGAGGTTGTCGAACGCAGCAACGCCGAGCGGCTGTTCCAAGAGGCGCTGGAACGCTACCGCCCGCAGGGCCAGAACTGGATCCAGTCCGGACGGGACGATGCGTATAGGTTTGACATCGACAACCTCCGCGTTCCGCAGGACATGGTGGAGAGCCTGCTTCAGGGTGTGAAGAAGGCCACCGTGCCCACGGAGGCGCAGGGGCTGCTGAAGAAATACGACCAGTTCCTTCAGTCCTTCAAGAGCCTGGCGCTGCTTTTCCCAAGTCGCTATACGCGGGACGCTTACTCAGGGTCCTTTGCTGCGGCCACGCAGGGGCTGTTCAATCCGCTGGACTCATACGCTGGCTTCCAGGTGGGGAGGGGCAACTACAAGCCGCTGGCTCGCCAGCTGCGAGGCGGATTTTTTGGCAAGGCCGCCCCTGGATACGAAGGCCTGAGCGACGAAGATGCGATCATGAAGTTCCTGTCGGAGTCTGCCGGCGAACGACTGACAGACTTCAACGTGGCAGACGACCTGGCCCGCAACGCCAGCAACCTAACGACGCCGGACCTGTTCCCGGGATCTGCGGGTCCGTACATGCAGGGCGTGCGAGACAAGATCGACCCTCGCAAGCTGGCCACCTACAACATCTGGGCCCAACGCCGCCGCAGCGGAAACCCAAACTTCCTCCTGGATGCTGGCGACCGCGCCGCCACGGCGAGCGACTCCTGGAATCGCATTGGCACCTACCTCACTGCCGTCCGAGAGGGCTACACGCCCGAGGCCGCCAAGAGCATGGCCGACCTGACGCAAGTGGTGTACCGGCCCGAGGCGTTTAGTTCCTTTGAGCGCGACGTCGTCAAGCGCATCGTACCCTTCTATTCATACTCCAAGGGCATCGTTCCGCTTGTCGCAGACAACCTTATCAACCGCCCGGCCGGGCTGATGGGCCAGAGCATCCGCGCCGTCAACCGGGCCGGCGAGCCGTCCGAGGATCGGTTCGTCCCGGAGTACCTGCGACAGAGCGCGGCCATCCCAATCGACGCCTCGTCCTTCTTCGGCGTGCAGACGCCCGGAGTGCAGCGGTTCCTGACCAACATCGACCTGCCGCATGAGGGCCTGCTGAACCTGTTCACGCCAGGCAGCGGGAACACGCTCACGCAGCAGATTACCAACACCCTGATGAAGACCGGCCAGAACCTCCTTGGCCAGACCAGTCCCGCCCTAAAGGGCCCGCTGGAGTTGCTCACGGACCGGCAGTTCTACTCCGGCCGGCAGCTGTCGGACCTGTACAGCATGGCCGAGAAGTACGGCATCCCCGGCGGCCGGCTGGTGGATCAGCTCGTCAGCAACGCCCCAGGCGGCAGCCGAGTGATGGGGCTCACTCGCCAGATCCTGGACGACCGCATCAGCCCCACCGAGCGAGCGGGCAAGATCCTGTTCAACACGCTCACCGGCCTGAAGTTCCAGGACGTGGACCAGGACAGGACGGTGAGGCTAGCGGCTCGCAGTGCCCTGAACGAACTGCTCTCGCAGACGCCCAACATCGGCACCTACGAGAACCTGTTCATCAAGAACGAAGACCTGCTGAAGCTCAGCCCGCAGGAGCAGCGGCAGTACCTGCTGTACCGCGTCTTGCAGGGACGGGCAGCCCGTGAGGCCCGTGAGCGGAAGAAGCAGCAGGCGGTCATGGATCCGATGGAAATGCTAGGCGTTGTATAAGGAGAAAGACATGCCAGGGCCCGCACGCAAATACCTGACCGACATCGACACACCCAGCACCTACAAGCAAAGCTACATTCCAGATGCGTACGCGCTGGGGGATCTGCGAGCGCTGCCGGATGAGCCCGACGATCATGATAGCGACCGCTACGCCATGCACAGATCCGGCATGCCCCACCGCTCCGGGGAGGTTGGCGATTACGGCCGGCATGATGGAACGCACCTTACCGCAACAGAGATGGCAGAGCTGCAACGTAGCGGACGGCTGGAGCAGATGATTCGACGCATCCAGCGTGCCCGCGCCGCCAGGGCGGGCGTGGAGCCGAGCTTCGCGGAAGAAGAGCCGTACTTTTAAAGCACGCTGGGCAACGGCTCGCCGTTGATCCCGCACTCTTCTTCATACAAGAGCTGGTCAACGTAGTGACGCTCTGCGAGGCCATCGGTACGGTGACCCAGCTTGGCCTTGGGCGACATTCCCTTGACCTTGGCATAGGTCGCACAGCTCTTACGGAGCGTCTTCGTTGACCCGCTCAGGCCTGCCCGCTCTACGCACGCTGCCACCCACTGCTGGATGGTATTGATCGCAGCGAAGTCACCGAAGATGCGGGGCCGCTTCGGCAGGGCCCTGCACGCGGACAACGCCTCGTCGGTAAAAACCGCAACGTGCGGGGTTGACGTTTTGTTTTGCCGCACATAGATTTTGCGGCCGCGAAGTTGATCCCATCGCATGTCGATGAGGTCGCCGGCGCGGAGGCCTGTGGCGTAAGCCGTGAGGAACCAGGCCTCCAAGAAGGATGCTTTGGAGAGGTCATGGAAACGACCCGGCGTGCGACGAGCCGTCTCTACCAGGTGTTTGATTTCCGTGAGCGACCACGCCACGGGAAGCGGCGCCGGCACCTTGACTCGCCGGAAGCGTTCAACTATACAACAGTTCAGGCCGAGGCGACGAGCTTCGGCCGTGAGGGTTGTGAGCATTCTGCGGTGGTTGGCGACCGTATTGGGCGCAAGGTTGGTCAGGGCTTCGGTGAGGTAGTCGTCCACCATCTCGGTGGTCATTTCCTCCACCTTCCAGGGGAGCCGCTTGGTGAACACCAAGAGCTGCTCCAAATAGCCGGGTTTGGCCCCAATCCGGGTGGCGTATCGCTTGGCAAATTCTTGGAGTAACATCTTTGCACCCTGACATTCCCGCCAAAATGAGGCGTGTCAAGTGCGTCGGGCAGCTAGCTCAGTTGAATAGCTGTTCGATGGCACTTTTCACGGCGGCCACTCTGGCCGCAGCGGCCCTGACCTTGTTGGTCATGGGCTTTCCTCAGGCGTCACTGACGTGCTTGAGGGAGGCCCTTAGTGGACACCGCCACTGGTGACTATACGCCCGGCTGCATCCTGTTTCAGGACGGCCATAAGACCCTCCGGAACCAGGCGGAAATCGACCGTCTGTACCGGCTGGAAGACGGACACTTCACCCGCTCCTACGTGACCAGCGTCATGGAGTACGGCGGGCTGGGCCAGGAGATGCTGGACAATGGGGAACGTCTGTTCAGCGGCAACGCCGCCACCGACTTCGGCACCCTGGTGGACCGGGCCGTGCCTGCGACGATCTGCGGCCATGACCTGGAGAGCCTGTATGCGGTGGCTCCGGAGGAGGTCCTGTCGAACGGGGCCCGGCGGGGCAAGCCCTACACCGACTGGAAGGAGCAGCTTGGCGACCGGGCCGAGATCTCCGGGCCGGACTGGTATCGGCTTACGAAGATCATCGGCAACGTGTGGCGGCACCCCGCCGCCCGGGAGATCCTGGAGGCAACAGAGGACTGCCAGGCATGCTTCCGGTGGACTGACGACGCGGGCCACAAGCGAAAGAGCCTCGCAGACGGGGTGACCCCTGCGTTTCTGTGGGACTTCAAGACCACCAGCTCTAGCTGGAAGGATCTGTACCGCAGCTGCATGAACTTCGGCTACCTCGTCCAGGACGCCTGGTACGAGGAAGGGGCTGTGGCCTGCGGCTGGGAGCCGCACCGCCTGCGGTTCGTCTTTGCCCAGAGCCAGAAGCCGTTTGGCGTGCGGGTCTACACGTTCCCGCAGGACCTGATCGAACACGCCAGGGAGCGGGTCCGCGTCACGCTGGACCAGATTGCCCTGCGGCGAGAGCTGGGGCTGTATCGCAGCCCTGAGGACGAGGAGTGCATGGAACTGGAGTTCCCTGCTTGGACGAGAGGAGGAGAGTGATGATTGTTGACCATGGACTACCCGGGGTGACTTGCTCCCCGGACACGGCTGATTTGGCAAAGGACCTGGCTCTGGCCCAGGCAGAGTTCCCGGCCATCGAAAAGACGGGCGAGAACAAGTTTGGCAAGTACCACTACCTGACCTATGCCGGCATTTGCGAGAGCCTGGTCAAGCCGTTGACCAAGCATGGCTTTGCACTGCCGCAGATCTGCCTGACCAAGGCCGGCGGGGAGTGGCTTGCGGTGGGGACGCTCCGCCACAAAAGCGGGCAGTTCATCACCAGCCTGTGCCCGCTGTACCTGGGCAAGGAGAAGGACGGTACGCCCAAGGCGGACATGCAGGCCCTGGGCTCCGCCTACACCTACGCCAAGAAGTACTTGCTTCTGGGCCTGGTGGGAGGCTGGGCTGAGGAGGACGACGACGGTCAGCGGACGATGCCGGCGGCGGCACCCACGGGCGGCCGGCCTGCCGGGAGGGACCGTGGCCTGGAGATCGAACAGGCCGCCAAGCATGAGATCGACAAGGCCAAGGGCGACGAGGAGATCGCCAAGGTCCTGTCGCTAGTGAAACTCCGGGTCAGCGAGAAGGTCGCCAGCCCGGATGCGTTGAAGCGTGTCACCGCGTATGCGGATTCCAAGAAGAAGGAGGTTGCTAATGGCAAGTCTGAATAGCTGTGCGTTCACGGGGAACCTGACCCGTGACGCTGAGATGAAGACCATCGGTGAGAACGAAGTGGCCTCGTTCGCCATTGCGGTGAACGGCCGCAAGGACGGGGACGCGATGTTCTTGAACTGCGATCTGTGGAGGCCGGGTGGCGTCGGTGGCTACCTGACCCGCGGCAAGCAGGTGGCCGTGAGCGGCGAGCTTCGCTGCAAGCGGTACGAGAAGGACGGCCAGAAGAAGGAAATCTGGACGTTGGACGTGAAGAACCTGGCCCTGCTTGGCGGGGCACGGGAGCGTGAGGAGGCGGTTGCCACGCCCTTCTAGGGCGGGCACTGGCTAAGGAAGGCCAACGGCGAACGGATTGGCCGGCTGGGGGCGGGATGCCCCCGGCCGGCACCGCCGACACGGAGGACAAGATGCAGGCAAGGGATTACCAGCGGGCGTGCGTGGACGCCATCATCGACGCCATGGCCGAGGGCCATAAGGCGATCCTGTGCGACCTGTTCACGGGCGCCGGGAAGACGGTCATTTTCTCCCTGCTGGCCCGGGAGTGCTGCAACTCCAAGGTCCTGATCCTTGGGCCCCAGCGGGAGTTGGTCTGGCAGGCGGCCGACAAGATTGACGCCATCGTTGGCGAAGACGCCCAGGTGGAAATGGCCCAGTGGTGGGCCCAGGACGGGCGGGTGACGGTGGCTTGCACGCCCACCATCATGCGGGGCCGGCACCGCCGGTTCCTGGGGCACCGCATCATCATCGTTGATGAGGCCCACCGGCAGATGTCGGAGGCCATGCTGAAGATCCTGCGGGAGTTCCAGGAGCATGGCGGCCACGTGATTGGGTTCACGGCCACGCCGTTCCGGATGGACGGGCGGCGGCTGATGGACTTCTACGACCACCACGCCTTCTCCATGGGCCCGCAGCAGGGGATTGATAAGGCCTGGTGTACGCCCATCCGGGCCAAGATCGTCAAGTGCAAGTACCTGGACCTGAACCAGGTGCGGGTGGTGGGCAAGGAGTATTCGGCCGAGGACCTGGACATGATCCTGGGCTGCTCCAAGGCCCTGCACCAGATGTGCCTGACGGTCGTCAAGCATCGACAGGGCCCTGCCCTGGCGTTCCTGCCGGGAGTCAACACGGCCATCGAACTGGCCAAGCTCGCCAGCAGGGAGTACGGCATCAAGGCGGAGTTCGTCTGCGGCGACACCCGGATCCAGCCGGAGGATGAGCGGAACCGGATCATGAACCAGTTCCGCAAGGGCGAGATCGAACTGCTGTGCAACTGCATGGTGGCGGCCGAGGGGTTCGATGCCCCAGTGGCCAGGACGGTTTTCATGTTCCGCCCCACCCGCTCTCGCCGGCTGGCCCTCCAAATCTGGGGCCGGGTGATGCGGCCCCTGCCCGGCGTGGTTGACGGGCTGGAGACGGAGGACGAGCGGCATGAGGCCATCGCTGCCAGCGACAAGCCTGACTGCCTGATCATCGACATGACCGACAGTCTGAACGATCACAGCATCGTCACGGCGGTGGACATGTTCGCCCGGGACGACACGCCAGAGGAGGTTCGTCGGGAGGCCCGCAACCAGGCGGCCGACGAGGACGGCGAGCCGGAGGATCCTGCGGACCTGCTGGCTCAGGCGGCGGAGAAACTCCGCAAGGCCAAGCTCCTGGAGGAGGGGCTGGCACTGCTGCACGGCCGGGCGGCGGGGTCGCTTCAGGACCAGGAGGTCACGGTCGCCAAGAAGAAGTGCATCTCTGAATACAAGGTCCCGATCCGAGGCCGGTTCGCCGGCCGCACTATGGGAGAGCTAGACGATGGATTCATTGAATGGGCACTCCGCGCCCCAAGCATCAAGGGATGGCAGCGGAGCTACTTCAGCCGAGAGCGCCAGAGACGACGCTCTCTTGCAAAGCACGTTGGATGAGATTGCGGAGCTGTTCCGCATCAAGGAGGCGTTTCCGTTTACGGAGGAGAGCGATGAGGAAGAAGGAAACAAGGACGTACCGGCAGCGAGAACAGGCCAGGGTCATAGCTGGTGGCGAAGAGTTGCGGACTGGTGCTTCGGGCGTTCCGCTGGCACTCGCAGCCGACCTGTACAGGACGGTGATCGTCAACCGGCAGCCGCCACGCAAGACGGCCCGTGAACTGGGCCTGTCCGTGGATCTGTCCGCACGGATGTTGACCCTGATGAAGCGGCACGGCGTGCCCTCACGGGACAGGCTGATCCTGCTGTCGGTGGGTTACCCGGAACGCACGTACTCCGAGATTGCGGCTGCGTTCCACACCACGGTCGATCACGTCAATGCTGTTGTCCTGCGGGCGTCGTCCATTCGCAGGGCAGAACCCCTCTCCACGGAGCTGTGGGAGGACATCACCGAGAAGACCATGACGCAGGACGAGATCTCCGTCCGTGCTGCTGAGGTCAGGAGGCTGAATGAGCTGGACAAAAGAGAAGTTCCTGAACGTCCTGTCGGACGCGCACAAGGCCGAGAAGGCCTGGGTGGACTCAGCCCGCGTCAGCGGTGCCGCCGTGGCCCACGGCAGGAAGATTGTGCTGCCAAAGCATGACCCCCGGAAGGACTTCTGCCCGACACCCGATGCGGTCGCCCTGGTCCAGCTGGAGATCAAGGTCCGCAGCATCAAGTTCACGTCCCCGTCCGACTTCCCCTATCCAACGGTATTCGTAGATGACGCCAACGGCCTGTCCAAAGGCCCCGAGCCATTCGCCTGGGTCTTCGTCAGCAAGCCCACGGGAGCGTGGGTCTGGGCCAGCTGCCTTGACCGCGACGACCAGTGGGTGTTCCAGGACGTGTACGACACCATGCGGGGATTCACCTGCAAAACCCTCGTCGCCCCCAGCTGCTGCCTCCGACCCGCCGACCAGCTGCTCCGGATGCTGTTCGCTGGAGAAGGCCTCCAGTACGTGGAGGGAGAAATGGGAGCGTTCAGAGGCGAGGAACGGCCGCCTGACAAGTGCGATCCGTCACCTCCAAGAGGAGGTCGAAAGGCTACGAAAAATCCTGGTTGATAGTTGGGGCGACGTTCCCGGGGAACACACGTACACTCAGGACACCAAGGAGCGGCATCATGGAAATACGTGAGAACAAGGTGCGGGTGGTGCAGCAGCGGTTTGTGATGGACGCGGTGCTGGTCTGCGAGGGCGACGATCCCGGCTTTGCCGCGGACCACGCCACCATCCAGCGGTGGGCCGATGACCACGCCGAGATCCTGAACGCAGAGCCCTACGACAACATCTGCCGCATCGTCGCCACGCAGTTCCCCCGGGTCGTCACCGTGGAGGTGACTGACTCTGAGACGGGCTGCGGTGTGATCGTCCACGCATGGACCGGGGCATGAGCGGCACGCTGATCATCGTCACTGGCTGCATCTACGCCTACGTGGCCTGGGAGCAGCTCCTGAAGGGCAACGACGGCATGGCCCTGGCATATGCCGGGTACAGCGTCAGCAATATCGGCCTTTGGATGGCGGTTAAATGAGGCGACCAGTGGGATACCTGGTTCGGCAGCGCGGCCTGGCCGAGTACGCCGAGATCTGCCGGACCAAGAAGGAGGCGATCCAGGCTGCCAAGGAGTGCTTCTGGTGGTCCAAGCAGGTAACCGTCAGGCCTCTGTACGCAGGCAAGGAGATCAGGGTTAAGTGATCCTCCAGCTGAACCCGCCGATCCACGTAGCCACCCCGCTTGGCGAGGGCGACACGCTGATGGTCATCGACTACGGCTGCCACCTGAACAGCGTCTGGGTGGTCTGGCTGTTTGAAGACGGCCGGGTCAACCACTTCGACTCATCCGACATCCGGGTCATGGGGAACGCCATGTATGGCATCCCCGACCCACCACCGCACAAAGCGGGCGCGTCATCTCCTGGCCGCTAGCCCCGCTATAGAAATCAAAACAGCGCCAGCCTAAAGCAAAAGCCGGCCCATGCCGGAGCGGCCAGTCCGCACAAGTCAGAACCAGTCGGTGAAACTCCAGGCAACGGGCGGCTAATCGATGCCGCAATCACCCCTACGTCCTGGTCTTACGCCGATGGGCCGAGAGGCCTCCCCCAATAAGCCGTCCTGGTTCCGTGGCCACACAGCGTCACCGACATGGGCTCCTCCCCCATATCGGCAGGGAAGGGGTCTAGCCGCATGGCAAAAATGAACAAGCATGAGCAGGCCGAGTGCTGGGAATGGGCCCAGCTTCACCGCTGCTGCGGCATCTGCTGGTGGCCTGAGAGCGATGGGCGGCGAGAGCTGCACGTCCACCACATTTGCGGCGGCGCGGCTCGCAAGCATGACGTTCGCAACTACTGCCGGCTCTGCTCTCGCTGCCATGAGGTTCTGCATTCCGGACGGCTTGCGGGTAACTATCCCGACCTGGACACTAGTGCAGTCCTGTGGGCCAAGCAGGAAAGCGACCCGGAGAACTTCGACCCGGAGTTTCTGGCCAGCCTCAGGAGAAGAAAGTGGCTGGGATACGACCCGACCCCGCCCGACCAGTGGTATCTGGACGAGCGGCAAAGAAACCTAAGCAAGGCAAGGAAGCCATGATCTGCCATCGGATAGACGACCCGTTCCATGAGCTGGCCGAGGTCAACCCGGAGGCCTTGCTGGCGGACGGGTTTGAAGACGCCTACCTGGGATACGTGATCAACACCCACCACAAGAGCGTGGCGGTCTACGACTCCATCCGGTGCGTGGAGATCTTGATGCGGGACGGGCTCACGGAGGAGGAGTCCTGGGAGTACCTGGACTTCAACACCTTCTGTGCCTACGTGGGCGAGGACGGGCCGCTGTTTATCAGAGGTGAGTGATGGGCAGATCGCAACGCCAGAAAGGCAAGCGAGGAGAACGCCTGGCATCGAAGGCCGTGACGGCCGCCCTGGGCGTCAAGGCCCGGCGGGGCGTGCAATACAAGGGCGGTGCCGGCTCTGCGGATATTGAAGTGGAGATCCCAGGCATTCACTGGGAGGTCAAGTTTGTGGAGCGGGAGTCTGTCCGGGCCTGGATGAAACAGGCCAGGGACGAGTGCGGCGTGTCTGTGCCGGTGGTGCTTCACAAGCGGAGCCGAGAGGAGTGGCTGGTCACCGTACCGATGGAGCGGCTGTATGAGTTCGTCCAAAGACTGGAGGAGGCCATTGGTCAGACGCTTCAAGCGTTGGGCGGAGAGCCGCTTCCCAGTGAACTACCCCTTGCGGTACTACCTCCGGGACCCGAAGCGGCTGCCGGGGATGCACGGGATGTTTCAGTACGACGAGGAGAACGAGAGAGGAGTGATCGCCGTCGCGTCCAACGCGGTGGCGGATGTGATTCTTGACACCTTATGCGAGGAGTTAGCCCATGCCCGAACTGTCCACCTATGCACTGAAGATGAAGACCCCCACACCCCCTCCTTCTGGGCCGAGTACGGAAGAATCGTCATGGCCGCTAGAGAACACAAGTGGTGACCCGTACCGGGAGATCTGCGACGAGCTGTACCGCCTGCTGACCCGGAAGCGGGACTACTACGGGTGCGGCGAGGACCCCCTGGAGAACGCCCTGGGCGTGGCGGAGGACGGGGTGGAGCCGGTCACCTACCAGGTTGCCCGCATCGGGGAAAAAACCCGCCGGATGCGTGGCCCACTGGAGACAATTACTAGACAGAAGACCCTCATGGACATTGCCGGCCACGCTGTGGTGGCCATTGCCTGCGAAAGGAGACTGCATGGTTGACAAGTTTATCGTCGTCCGGTGGCTGCTGAGCCACGCTCAGGTTCTGCGGGAGATCTCTGCCATCGTTGCCGGCTGGTCCGACGCGGCGACCCTGGCTGGCAAGCTGGAGATCGTTCACCGGGTGGCCCAGGCCCTGCTGCCTGTCATTGAATCCTTCCCCCTGTTCCAGGCCCAGGCACTGCCTGTCAGCCCGGAGGAGGCAGAGGAGGAGCTGCGGCAGGTGGAGGCCCTGGCGATCCCGATCCCGATCCTGATCAACGTGATCGCCCCCATCGTTGTGTCGCTGGTCCGCCTGCTCCTGAGCCGACAGGACGACGAATGAGCCAGATCGTCCACCTGCCCCCGTACCACGTTGACGCCGTCGCACATGCCGTCCCCTCCTCCGGCATCGACTGGCATCTGTCCGGGTACGGGATCCCCTCCCTCTGGGCCAAAACCCAGGGGGAGGGGGTGCAGGTGGCGGTCCTGGACACGGGCGTGTGCGAGGCTCACCCGGTCTTCTACGGGGCGGGGCTGATGCACCGCAACTTCACCAAGGACTGCTCGCCCTTCGACACCAACGGCCACGGAACGCACGTGGCGGGGATTGTGGCGGGGCGTGGTCCGATGATGGGCGTGGCCCCGAAGGCCGACATTCTCAGCCTGAAGGTGCTGGGCAACGACGGGGCCGGGTCGATGGACGCCGTGGCCCGAGCCCTGTACTTCGCCGTGGAGATCGGCTGCCACGTGGTGGTCATGTCCCTGGGTGCCCCGGTGGGAAGTTCCCACCTGGAGAAGGCCGTCCTGGCTGCCTCCAAGGCCGGCGTGCCGGTGGTCTGTGCGGCGGGGAATGACGGGGGGCGAGTGTCATACCCGGCCGCCTACGGCTACACCATCGCCGTGGGTGCGGTGGACGAGAGGGGCCAGGTCTGCGAGTTCAGCTGCCGCGGCCGGGAGGTGGACGTGGCGGCGCCGGGCCACAAGATCCGATCTGCCTGGTGCCACGGCGGCTATGCCACGCTGTCCGGCACAAGCATGGCTGCCCCGTTTGTGGCGGGGGTGCTGGCCCTGGCCACTGCCAGCTGCGGCGGCAGGCCATTGGGGCTTCAGGCCCGGGCGATCATTGCCCAGACCAGCACGGATGCCGGCCCGCCCGGCAAGGACAATGACTATGGGTGGGGCCTTATCTCGCCCGCGTCCATGCTGCAAGAGGGGGTCTGCAAAATCCTATGACACTGCCCCAGATTATCGCCGTCGCGTCTGCGGTCATCGTTGCCGGCATGTACCTGAAGGACTTTGTTCCTGCGGGTCTTGTCCGCAGGGAGCCGGAGATGCTGCTTCATCTGCGGAACATCATTGCCGTGCGGGATGCCTACAAGAACTCTGAGGTCACTGCCCGCTGCAACGCCCTGATGGAGGCCCTGCTGGGCATGAAGCCATGAAGCACATTCTTGCGGCCGTTGTTGCCGTGGCCCTGGTGTGGTCCTTCATGCCAGCCAGCCCCGTCACCCCTGTGGTGGTGACGCCTACAAGCCCGGTCACTGCTGCCCTGTCACCTGCAAGCAGGCAAGACAAGGCCCGCGTGGCCGCCTTCTACTCAGCCCTGGCCGACGTGGTGGAGCGTGATGCCAAGCTGACTCCGACCGTGGGCTCGTTCCGGGAGCTGCACGCCCGCAGCCTGGACGCCGCCTTCAAGGGGACAGACCTGCCGGGAAAATACCCGGGCCTGGACGTGGCGATCAACGACCGGCTGAAGGCAGTTGTCGGGACGGACGATGTCCCGCTCCCGCCAGCCAAGCACCAGTCGCTGGTCCAGGCCCTGAAGGGTGTGGCGAACGATGCCAGATGAGCCCCTCTTCGACAGTCCCGAAGACCTGGTCCGGGCCTATGAGGCCGGCGGATTCCAGGGCTATCAGCCCTCAGAGCGGGACAAGCAGGAGTTCCTGGCAACCAACCCCGTCCGCGCCTTCGTCGCCCCCACCAGTGGTGCGGGAAAGCGTGCCCTCCTCTGGGGCTACACGCTGGCGTTGGACCCGGGGGCGTACTCTGAGAGGCAGACGGTAGGCGATTGTGTCAGCCATGGTAGTCGGAACGCACGGGACCTGACCCGTGCGGTGTCCCTCCTGGTCAACGGTGATCCGTTCTCATGGCACCGCCGCACCGCCACGGAGCCCACCTACGGGGCACGGGGGCACGGCGGGGAGGGCATGTCACCCGCCCGGGCCAGCCGGTTTGAACGGGACACTGGGTTCTGCGCCCGGGAGAAGTACGACGGGGTGGTGGACCTGACCACGTACGACGGGCACCTCGGCGCCAAGTGGGGCCGGCAGGGAGGGACTCCGGCCAACGTCCAGGAGCTGTGCCGCCGCAACAAGGTAGGCACCATCACGCTGATCAACAGCGTGGAGCAGGCAAGAGACGCCCTGTTCAATGGGTACGGGATCCACTCCGGACAGATGGCGGCCTGGTCATCGAAGCCTAACAGCCAGAACATCCATGGCAGAAGTTCCCCGGGATGGGCGCATGATATGGCCACAGTTGGTATGGACTTCAGCCGTACACACTGGCCATTCGATGTCTTCTTCATTGCAAATAGCTGGGGCCGGTGGAATACCCCAGTGCCCAACTGGCCCAGCGACTACCCGCTTCAGGTGCCAGGCATGATCGTCACCAAGGCCGACGACTGGGATGTCTGTGTCCACGGCGGGGACTGCTGGGTGTACTCCGATGTCCAGGGCTATCCGCCCCGTGCCCTGCCAGACCTGGGGAGCATCGGCCGCATATGATCTGGAACGAATACACCCCGGACTACGTGGCGATCATCGCCACCCAGGCAGCGATCATGTCGCTGCGGGACGCGGCCCCCGCTCCGCCCAAGCCTCCGCTGCCCAACTGCCCCAAGTGCAAGGGCACGGGCCAGATTAAGACGGGGGACGGACACACCTGGACGGCCTGCCCATGCACAGAGAGAGCCGAATAACGGAGCGGGTCATGCGGGTTGCGGCCAGTGACGGAAAGCATACCTGGATGTACCAGTTCCCCAACGATATGTGGCGGCGAGCCGTGAAGCGGGTGATGCAGGACATGCGAGAAGCGAAGCTGCCAGAGGAGGCGGCCGGCGGGATCTTGGAACTGATAGCGGAGGGAGTGGCTGATGATGCCGACTGACCAGTTAGTTCTCTTGGCGACAGTGATTGCGGCCGTGGTTCCGTGGGCTATGAGCATCCACGCCAAGGTCAGCACCATCGCCCACGCAATGGAGGGATTGCCGGAGTTGGTCCGTGAGTCCCAGTTGAAACTAGAGCGGCATGAGCAGGCGATCCAAGCTCTCCAAAAAGCAGCAGCAGCTAGTCATTGAATACGCCGAGATGGTCACTGTGGTGGCCAGGTGCTTCGTCCAGAACCGGCCGCCATGGCAAAGGTCTGGACTGATCCCGGAGCTGGAGGGCGAGGGCTACCTGGCCCTGTGCCGGGCCGCCCGCACCTACAACCCGGCGCTCCTCCCCTACCCCAAGGCCTACTTCGCCAGGGCCATACTCAACGCCATGCTAAAGAACGTCCGCAAGCTGACACGCACACCCGGCGAGAGGGTGGGGATGGACGTGGCCGAGCAGGAGGTGGCCGTCTACGATCAGCGAGACGATTTGGCAGAGGCCATCGCAGGCATGGATGAGCGAGACAAGGCGATGGCCATCTGCCGGTTCGTCAGGAAGCGACGGATCGTAGACCTGGCGGCGGAGTTTCAGCTGAATATACGCTCAGCATCCCTGGCGTCACGTCGCCTAGCAAGGCAGATCGGGCAACGATTGGGAATCCCAGCCGAGCGGCTTGAGCCAAGTTATGAATCTCTGACAGGGAGTACCAGACGCCCTTGCCCCGGTCGGTGTGCTTCTTCCCGGGCTTCGTCACCCGCTCCCGCATCAGGGTCCAGCCGATCTGCCGGTAAGAATGGCCCTCGTCCGCCATCCTCGCCACCCGCTCAGCCAAAGCCCGCTCGTCCAGGCAAGGCACGTACCGAGCATCCCGCCCCTTCCCCTGCTTCAGCCACCCGTAAGGGCGAGCGCCGCCGTAAGGCCGCCCGTGCTTGCGTAGATAGGCGGCAATCTCCCGGGTCCGCTGGCCGATCATCTCCCGCTCAAACTCAGCGAAAGAAGCGAGCTGGTGAAAAAACATCCGGCCGGCGGGGGTAGCCAGGTCGATCCCCAGGTCCATGATGATGCACCGGATGCCCCTCTCCTGCCAGATGTGAACCGTGGCAGCCGCATCCCGGACGGAGCGGAAGACACGGTCCACCTTGTTGAACACCAGCGTGTCGCCGGGGTCCATGGAGTCCCACAGGATCCGGCCCTTGGGCCTGTCACGCAGCGGGATCCTGGCCGTCACGTCCTCGTCTACGAAGATCTCCGCAACTGCCAGGCCCTCCTTGGCCGCCAGGTCTTGGATCTTTTCCCGCTGGTTCTCAACGCTGTTCTCCTGGTCATCGGTGCTGACCCGCACGTAGCCCCATAGCCTGTTCAATGCCGCCCCCTTTCCGATACCCAGAAGATGAAGAACAAAACCGAACATCCGATCAGCACGTCAAGCATCGTTGTCCTCCAGCAGCCGCTTCGCCTGCTCGTCGGTTGCCAGGCCAAGGTCACGCATGTGCTGGACGGCGTCACGCACACCCTGGTCAGTGACCTCCTTGGACTGCGGCACGTACCTGGCCGGCTGCCAGAAGTTGGATAGCACGCTCCACCCTTCTGGGATGGCGGTGTAGGGAAACGGGTAGTGATCAGCGGCCTCGTCGTCCAGCATTTCCCACAGCGCCTCCTGTGTCGCAGGCCTGTCCTCCAGCGGGCCGCGGGGGACGAACGCCCCATACTCCCAGGCGACCGGGATATCCATCAGCCGTAGTCCTTGGTGTGGATCTCCGGCCCTTGCAAGGATCAGATACATGTAACTCATTTGGTCCCCCTTACCCACCATCTACTCCGCCGCAGGAAGTCACGCGCCGCCCGCTTCATCGACCGCTTCGTCGCCCGGTCGTCCGGGCTCATGCCACGCAGCACACTGATGGCCGACTCGCTGAGCATGGTATTCCAGCAGGCATGCACAGCCTCCAGCCATACGACCGTCAGCCCTGCCAGCACGGAGTTGCTCAGGCCACCGTTGATGTCCTGGTTTCTTCGATGCTGGTGAGCGTACAGATCATGCACATGGGACCGCAGCGCGTCTGCCACGTCCATGGCGGCCTGATGCGGACACGTACCGGCATCCACCTTATCAAAGTCCATCGGCACCTCCTCTTGGGAACCAGTCTACCAACTCAGTGGGGCAGGACCTGATCCTGCTCCACCCTCCGCAACGTCCGCAACACCATCTCCCCGCGCGTCGCCTCCAGCATGGCGTAGTCATCCTGTTCTTCACGCCAGCTGCCCTCCTCATACTCTGTCAGCTCCCTCTCCACGCACCTGATGAGGTACGCCAGCTCCTGGGCTGTCAGTACCAGGGTTGCCTCAGGCATGGCCCACCCCCACTTCGATGGTGAAGGTCATGGGCACCGGCTCAACGACGCACTCCACCGGCCCGGCCAGGCGGAGGATCGGCTTGGCCGCACGCTTCAGGTTCCCGTTGGGGAGCCTGGGCAGGCGGATGCCACGCTTGTTAAGGGCGTGCTTCCGCTGGCAGATCTGGCTATAGGAAATGCCCATCAGGTCAGCCACCTCACGCAAGGTCAGGCCAGCCTCAGCGGCCTGCTTGTACTCAGCGATGAAGGCAGTGGTGTCGAATCCCAGCTTACGCATTGCTTCTCTCCTTGAAGAACAGGGGGGCGGCCCAGTTGCCGCCCCCCGGGAACAGAACAATCAGAGGGCCAGCAGCTTGGCCCCCACCTCAGCATCGACCACGCCGTGCAGACGCTGCGTCCGGTAGGCAAGGTCGCCGTACTTCTTCAGCACCTCAGTCACGCTGTTGAAGTAGGACCACAGCGTGGGAGTCTCAAACTCCGGGTGGCTGGGGGCCTCGTACTCCTCCAGCACTTCGGCAATCGCACGGGCCGGGATGGCCTTGGCCCGGTAGGACCGCAGCACCAGGTCATGCAGGTGCGGCAGGCCGCGGACCTCGGCCTCCTTGTAGGCGTCGATCCGCTTGGCCTGGTGGCCACGCTTGTCAATCAGCTGGGCCACGCCCTCATTCACCAGCCGGGGCAGGCGGTCCAGCACCAGGCGGCTGTGCTTGGTCTTGACCACCACCTCAGCCGAGAAGGCCAGGTTGTCGCAGACGAACACCCGGGAACCCAGGCAGAACGACACGGGGAACGACTTGTCATGGGAGTTGCGGATCCCGATGACAGTGGCGTAGTCCGTGCCGCCGGCCAGGGTAACGACGCCGAACATCCGGGCCCCGCCCGCAGACAGGGCGAAGTTGGAGTCGGTAATCTCCAGGCCAGACGTGACGATGGACTGCTCCACCATCCTGACAACGTCACCGTGGGGAACCGGGGTCCAGGTGTGGGTGCCAGTGGGAGTGGGGGCGTCGTCAATCTGGTTGCGATCAACCACCGCACCGCCGGCATGAACAATCAGACCAGTCATAGAAACCTCCTCAGGGCAAAAGAAAACCCGGACGGCACGCTGCCGCCCGGGTAATGGGCATCAGTACCGTACTTGCGTACAGTACCCCGTCGATAAACTAGCCGCTACAGAACTCGGTGGATGTACTCCAGCTTTTCCTTGACGCTCTCTGTCCAGGCCTGGAACTCGTCCAGCGATTCCAGTGCCACGGCCATGGCCCGATCTGGTTTGGCCTTGGCTACCTTGTCTGCCAGCACCTGATGGATGGCGCGGTACTCGGCATAGCCAACCCGGTCCGGGTCTGGCATGGCGTACTCACCGATCACCAGCGTCATCCTGCACCTCCTTCCAGTGAGCGTCGGCGTACCGGCTGGCTGCCAGTACCGCCTCCCGCTCCTCCTTGTCCAGCCCGCCCGCCTCCGCCTCCATCACCGTGGCCGACCGGGCGACGATCAGCCACAGCCCATGCTTCACCTTGTCAGTTAGGCGTGGCTTCATCCTGCACCCCCTTCTGCCAGGCGAATGGCCGCCAGCGCAGCGGCAACTCCTCGGGCGATATGGTTGTCTTGAAGAACGCTGACTGCAAACTTCAACTCCCGCAGCAAATCCGGTGCGGCCATAACCAGGCGGGCATCAGCCAGCATCTCGTCGTCGCCCTCGTCAACAAAAACCTGGGCGACCTGCCAGCCAGAGCCTCCGTACGCAGTGTGTTCAATCGGCAGGTAGCGGTTAGCCATGCGGCCCTCGCACCCCGTCTCGTCAACGTCATCCGGCCAGGACCAGGCGGCCGGACCAAGGGACCAGTTGCGTGTCATCTCTCACCTCCCACAAGTACAAGGATCAGCCTCACCACCAGCAACACAACCTCTACCATGCGGTCATCCATGACCTACTCCTTTGATGAATCCCTTGTTCTCCCGTACTCCAACGCAGCGCGGATCCTGTCTGCTACCTCGCTTCCGCCGTCCACGGCTGTGCCGTTCTTCCAGTAGACAAGCAGCATCTCGCAGGCAGATGTCAGCATGTCAAGCCGCGGAAGAGCATCAGCGCAGCACAGCCAAGGAGCCTCGCCGCGCTCAAGCCAATAGCCAGCAACATCCTGGGCAGTAGCGTCCAGCTCATCTGCCATCACGCTCAGCTCTTCCTCTGTTGCGCCGGGCGGGTCGTCGTCTATGTGATCCAGCCAGAAAGCCATGGCGTTGTACTTGTATGAACTGTGATCCATCACTCCCTCCCTTCTGCTTTGGCAAGCCAGTCCAGCACGGCCTGCTCGTTCTCTTGTGACACGGTGTAGAAATGCTCAACGCAATAGCCGTGATCGTCGTCGCCATCGTACGAGTCCAACAGCCCGGCCTTTAGCATGGCCTTCGCTGGCCTCACCTCGCAGTCCACGTTGAAGTCGCCGCTCTCGTCGGTAATGCGGGCGAACTCATACCAATCGTCATGCCGCTTACTCATCACTCCCTCCCTTCTGCTTTGGCTATGGCGGCCTTGCACCGCATCAAGACTTCGTAACCGTAATCTTCTGGGTCATTGCTGCCTTCGTCGTATGCAACAATCTCTTTGAGAGCAGCCAGCAACTCCGGCGCCGCAGCCATCAACCTCTGGCTCTCTCTCTTGTCTCTCCCCCGCAGGATGCTGGGGTACTCACTGTCTCGGTATGGCATCGCTTGCACTCCTGCTTGGTGTCATCGACTCGTCCTCGCCGTGCCGCAGCGGCAGCCTCAAGCATCAGCAGATGCTCAAGCCATGCGGCGTACTCGTCGGCTCTTTTCTTGTTTCGCAGGCCACGGAACTCTCGCTGCATCGTCACCTGCTTGCCGCCATTGTCGTACCGGCATACGCACACTCTGTAGAGCGTGGCCTTGCCGGGCTTGTGAGTTTCGGTTGTTTCAACCTTTGGCATCAGTCGTCCTCCTCGCCAAGAAGCTCTAGCACTTCGACCGTGGTTTCGCACGGCCCGCATAGTTCTTCGTCATCGTCCATCAGTTCCCAGCCGCACCGAATGCAGTTAGGCATCACGCAATCTCCAGTAGGTGAAGGATGTCGGACAGGACAGACTTCTCATGGCGATACTGGATGGCGTCGGCATCGTCGGCTCCGCCCATCCTCTCCGCTGCCTTTATGTCATCGGCTAGCCGGTCGCACTCACACAACAGGGCAGTCCGCAACTCCTCGGCCTGCTCGTCGGTCAGCTCAATCGTTGGCATTGTGTCTCTCCGTTTGGTGAAGCATGGCTTGGTAGTGCCACTTGCGGGTCAGGTGATCGATGTATGGCGGGTAGAAAACCCTGTCGGAGTCATCTGCCCGAAGGTCATCCATCGCCTTGTCTTCTGCGTCAATGGCCTGCCGCAGCAATGGGATCAGCAACCGCAGGCCGGCGTCGGTCAGTCGAATCGTTGGCATATGCAGCCTCCAGTTTGGCGAGGATGCCCCGCAGTTCATGGATGAAGTAGGTCCACTGGCTGATGTCTTGCGGATCTGTGGCCTTTTCAGACCGTTCCTTCATGCGATCTATCCGGTCCAGCATCAGTTGCCGCACCTCCTCGGCCTCGTCGGCAGTCCAGTCAATCGTTGGCATCGGCGTTCTCCTCAGGGGCCTTGTAATACCGAATGCTGTTCAGCGTGTCCCGCTCCATCACTTCGCCTATCCGCTTCAGCCAGGCTGAGCGGGTCCGGGTCGTCACGTTGGTGGACAAGCCAACCCACCGCCGCACCCACCCCTCCAACTCCTTGGGATTAGGGTCTTCCCCCAACCACATGAAGTCCAGCTTGATCCGATGCTGGTGCCACAGCCGGAAGACCCACTCGTCCACGTTCTCCGCCGTGATGCTGCCCAGGTCCAGGCCGATGGCGGCCCAGATCAGGGCGTGCCGGATGCACTTCTCGTCCTCATCCTTGGGCAGTGGCTCTGCGCAATCGGACGTACTCCAGTCAAGGCTCATTGGTCCTCCTCCTCGTCCACAAGGGTTTCGTAGAACTTCTGCATGCAGTTCCGCATGAACTCGTACGGATCGACACCTTCCTGGTCGCACAGGTGCATGATGCTGACAACCAGAGTCTCCATCACAGCACCTTGGTCGTTGGTAATCTCGTCATCTGTGGCGAATGCCCTGCACGCTCGCATGCCCTGCTTCGCCAGTCGCTTGTCTCCGGTCAGCATCACTGGTCCTCCTTTATGGGTTCGTCGCACTCATACTGCGGGTTGGTCAGCACCTCCGGCCGGTACTTAGACAACCTCTCCGCACGGCAGGCCCGGCAGCACCGCGTCAAGGGGATGCCGCGGGCGTCGTACTCCACGCAGGACGGCTCGGCTGAGCCGCAGGGGCAGGTCCGGTTCATGCGTTCACCTCGGCCAGGGACTGAAGGGCTTCCAGTAGACGCTCATTCTCACAGGTACTGCGGTCGTACGCCTCGTCCGCAGAGTGGATGGCATCCACGGACCATGACTCCATGTGGTACGTGGACTCATCCGGGTAGCGGACCATCAGGCGGATCAGTTGTCGCAAGGCGTCCTGTGCGTTGTCGCAGTTACGCATGCAGACGTTCAGGGTGATGTTGTGATAGGTCATTCGTCATCCTCCTGAGTGCCACGCGGTGACTCTAACGCAATCCACTTCTGGGCCGCATCGCACAGCATCATGCCGCAGTAGTTCTCCCCTTGCAGGATGAACTTGCGGAGCCTGCTGCCAAGCGATGCGCGGTTGCCGACAGGGTCATCCGCATACTGGAACGGGAAGTCCTTGGCAGTCACGCTGGCATGGCACTGCTCATCGACAGCCTTGTTGAAATCTGACAGGTCGTAGAACCGACCGACATGCAGTCGCTCATTGAACTCCCGGCCCAGCAGCACAACAGAATCCATCAGGTCACCGTACCCATCGTCGCCGCGGTCAAAGCTGAAGCGGCACCCGTCACCGCCAGCGTAGGCCTTGCGTTGGTAGTCGCCATAGGAGATGGCGAAGTGGACAGCCGCTGGCAGTCGCCAAGAGGAGCCGAAACAGGCCGCCTGCCGCATGAACTCATCGGCCGCTGCCTCGGACACACCCTCGGTGCGGTGCTGCATGGTCCGCAGAACCAGCATCCGGAACGCATCCGCCATGGGCCAGAAGTGTTCCGGCTCCACCGCTGGGGTTGTCATGCGGAGCATTCGGAACGCCTTGTCGTACCGGGAACGTGCCTGGCGGAAGGCCGCCGCATCGGCGTTGATGCCATCCAGAATGTTCGTTGTCGTAGCCATCACTCCACCTCCACCTTGCTATCGGTTTCGATCCACACCCTGGCACCGCAGGAGAGCGGGGCATCAGGCTCATAACGCACAACGCAAGGACCGTCGATCCGCACGGAGCGTGCATAGCGGTTGTCCTTGTAGGTCTTCACTGTCAGCACGGGGTCACGCTCGCCAGTCTTCTGGTTCTTGCGGATCACATGCTGGTTCACATGGACGATGGTCTTCATGGTGTGCATCCGTACAGGTATGGGGAAGACAAATAAAAAACCCCGGCAGGTACTTAGACGTTTTTCCCTGCCGGGGCCCCAACAGGAGCGGGCCCGAAGGCCCACCCACAGTCACTCAGATTCTATCAACCTGCCTCACGGCACAGCAAGCCGTTCGCTCAGAGGGCTCCTGACTTCACGGCGTGCAGCAGGGCGACGGCCAGTTTCCGGTAGTCGATGTTCTCGGCCACCGAATCCATGTCGATATGCCCGGCGATGTCCTCCAGATCCAGCTCGCCGGCAATGTCGGACACGCTGATCTCGCCGGCAATGTCGGACGTGTCCAACGCACTGGCGATCTCACTGTGGTCAACCTCTCCGGCGATGTCCGCCACGTCGAACTGCTGGGCTAGTTCTTCGATGCTGACGGCCTCGGCCAGGCTCTCGTAATCCAGGGTGTGGCCGGTCTTCACCAGATCCACCACCCGCTCGGCAATGGGGTCCGTGTCCATCTGCAACTGCACCTTGCTGGCCAGGTCCAGGATGTCCGGCTTTGGCACACGCAAGGCTGCCAGGGCAGCGATGGCATCCACCTTCTCGGCAATGATGCCCTGGATGTAGGCGTGGAAACGGTTCTTCAGATAGCGAATCATCAGGGTTCCTCCTTAGTCTTGGGCAAGGGGCATGATCACGGACTCAAACTTCACTTCACACTCGGCGCTGAAATGCACGGCACTCTGGCTGTCGGTAGCCGTGGCATGCACTTGATCGAAGCCACACTGGATGGCCGTCTCGCACATGTCACGGACATACCGGGCATCCAACTTCACCTTGGCCCCGCAGATCTCCAGTTCCAGGGACGGCTTGGCGCCGCAGTCTGCCTGTTCCTTCAGGGCTTTCCGGGCCTCGTCCCTCAGGGGCTTAACCGCAATCGGCCACCACCCCTGCCCCTCCTTGGGGTACAGCACCTGCTCAGTCTTGGGCCACTGCTCCAGCTCCTCATGCGGCACAGTGGTCATGCTGTTCTTCCCGTACAGCGTGACCGTGCCGTTCAGCCCCACGGAGTAGCCGTCAGGGGTGACGCCCACTGCCCGCAGGGTCTTGGCCAGGGTCTTGGACGGCAGCCCATACTCCTTTGGCTCTCCATCACACGGCCAGGTCAGGCGGCACAGTCGCCGCCCGTCCGTGGCCTCGGCAAACACGGTGCCATCGGCACGCTTCAGTCGGACACAGCCCAGCTGGTAGCGGCTGGCCTCGTCGTCAGCCCACTTGGGCAGGGCAGCGATTGCTTTAGGCAGGTGCATCGGAATCCTCCAGGTTGGCAAGGTGGTTGCGGGCCAGTTCACTCCAGTTGACGGCAGAGATGGCCGCCCCAAGCAGGTCGGACAGCAGGCCCGACAGGCCAGCCTTCTCGGCGTCGTACTCCACAGACTCCTTCATCTCGTCGGCCAGGTATCGGATCGCTGCCCCTTGGGAGAAGCAGTCGTTCTCGCCACTATCCCGGGCCTCCTCTGCCCGCTCTTTCCAGAACTCCTGGTCGGCCTGGTTGTTGTCAAACCACAGGGCGACCAGCCAGGTTTCGACGTTGGTGTAGCCGTTCACGTAGCACCTCTCTTGTGGGTCTTCAGGAAATGACGCACCAGCAGATCCAAGCCGATCACCCGGTATCCCAGCGGCATGAACTCCGGTGTCTGCTCCCACCGCTCATCCGCATCGCTGATCCGCACTACGCAGCCGCGGAGGTTGGACCAGGTTTCGCCGTCGTTCAGAACCACCACAGCCCGGCCGGCATCCAGGTCCGCCAGGGCACGCTCGTCTTCGGCGTCCATCACGCACACTCCAGGATGCCGCACACGTCCTTGTAGACCCCAGCACTGCGGCCCTCGTACTGGGGGTACTTCCGAACAAACTGCCGCACCACATAGGCCAGCCGCTCACTGCGGTGCTGCCCGCAGGCACGGGACGCATGCCAGCACTGGCTGACATAGTTCCGCTCGCACTCCTTGATGAACCGCACCTCGTAGGGAGGCTGAAGGGTCAGGGTCTGCATGTAGTCAAAGTCCATGTGTCACCTCCTCGCCTGAAAAGCCGTAGTCAACGCCCATGCCCTGAGTGAACTCGCCGTTGATGCGAACAATCGCACCAGGCTCAAACAACTCGCCCGCCATGGCGTGCCACCTGTCAAACACCTGCCCGGCAGTGGCTCGCACGTCCGGAAGAACGACAGGGAACTCCGTGGTGTAGAACGCACCAATGGAGCCGCGGGGCCGCACCTGCACTGACGCCGTATAGCGATACTGTTTCTCCATCACGCACCTCACGCTGCCAGGTAGTACTCAGGTTCAGCCTCGGCGGGGTGTACGCTCCCCACCAGGTCAATGCCGGTCGGCACCGCAAACTCAGACTCACAGGCATCCTCACGCTTGTCGCCGGACGCCTTCAGTCGCAGGCCCACGCAGATGTCCTGGGGGTCCAGGAACCGCAGGTCCAGCCGGTCACCGTCCACCACCTGCCAGACCTTCCCGTTGGGGTCAGTCCAGGTGGCAGGCAGGTAGCCGAACTCACTGCCCCACGGGTTCCACACGGTGTCGAACACCACGGCGATGTTCGATCCGGTGCGGTAGACACGCTCCCAGTCCTTGGCCTGCGTGCCGTCGTTGTAACTGTATGTCAGGTGGTAGTTAGCTGGAACAGAACCCAGACGCTCAGAGCATTTGGTGTAGTCCCAGAACCGCCAGCCATAGTCAAACATCCATGGGAACAACTTCTGCCAGTTGACATCGGAGTCCACATTGGCACGGGCTGCGATGATGTAGTCACTGGCATTGCGGGTGATCCTGTCCATCTCACGCCGCAGGTAGGCACCGAACGTCCGGGGGTTCTCACTGAGCCACCGTGTCAGGTTGATCCGGGCCGCACGCACAAAGTCAGACTGACCATGCCCAGCCTCCCAGGTGACACAGGGGCCAGAACACATGGACAATCCCCTGCGGTTGGCCCACTGTCCAATCTCATAGACATCCTTGCCATCATCCAGCATCTGCTGCATCACAGACCTTCTCAGGGCCCGTGGGCAGGTATTGACACCAGAGCTGTCAGAGGAGGCCAGGGAGATCGTATAGACCTTGTATTCCTCTCCGTGGTGGCTGATCTTCGTATTGCTGTCACCGTCCTGAATGATCTGGGCGATCTTGTATGACATGGCTAACTCCTGTTGGCTGTCCGCATCACACTTGCCCGCATCGCTGTCCGCATCACCCACGGAAACCGTGGGGGGGCTGGCCGTGGCCCGGCAGTGTACGCTGGTACACTGCGGGGCCGGAAAACTGCGGAAAACGCGGGGAAAACGGCCGAAAACGGCCGCGGCGGCGCCGAGCGATTTGGCCGCCTTAAATAGTCCCGCGCCGCTCGCCCAAAAAAAACGCGGCGGCCCGGAAGATTTTCCCGGCGGCGGCGCGGGAGTCTAGATGTCGGCCGAACGAACGGCCGACCGGCCGCCCCGCCGATCCGGGGCACCAACAGGGAACCCAACCATGTCCGCGACTTACGAACTCCGCCCCGCGACGAAGACCGCCCCCGCCACGCTTGTGGTGACGATCCCCGTGAACGCCGACGCCCCGCTCAGTAGCACCGGCAAAACGCGGCTTGTGGCCACCACGCACGGCAACCAGCCCACGCCCATCACTATCAACGGGCAGGTGGTCAAAGTCGGTTTGACCGCCTTTTACAAGGCCTGACCCACCGCAGCCGCCGCCGGGGTTGCAATGTCGCAGCCCCGGCGGCCCGGCCGCCTCACCCCACAGGATCCCCACCCATGGCCTTTACCCTAGAACTCTCCGCCGACTACCACGGGCCGCAGGGCCGCATTGTGACCGACTACCACCAACACCGATTGCCCACCATGGCCGACACGCTCCAGATCATGGATGCACACTGGCAGCGGATCAGCCGCCGCCGCGGGACACAGTTGCATGTGCGAATCACGCCCGACCATGGAACGCCCATAGTCACAAAGAGATTCCGCCGAGACTAACGAAATACTAACTTGCAACCCCCGCCCGAGCCGATTACAATCACAGAACCACGGCCGACACCGTGGAACCCCAACGGAGCCGATACCATGAACTTTCCCCACGCCACCGCCGACCAGTGGACCGCCGCCCAGCGGATCCTCCGCGGGATCCTCAGCCGTCACGGCGTCTATGGACCGGACGCCGACGACACCGTCCAGCAGTGGACGTTTAAGGCGATGACCAAGGCCCACCGGAAGGTATGCCCGGTTAGCCCCACCGCCGCGGCAGTAGGCATGAAACGGCTGGTGGCCAAGTACGGGATCGGAAGGCTGCTCCGTGAGACGCAGCCCAAGGCCCAGACATACGCCCGCCCGGTGGGCCGGACGGGGCTGGACGAGTCGCAGCCCGACCACGTGTTCGACGTGGCCCCGGGGAAGGCACCGGCCAGCAGCAACCCGGCCACCATGGCCGAGGCCGGGGAATCGCTTGCCGAGCGTATGCCCCGCTTCGCCCAACGGGCCAGGGCCAGGGGCATGACGCCCGCCGCGCTCGCCCTGGTAGCGGCGGGGTGGGGGCCGCTTGATGACGAAGACGCCGCCAAGGCTTCGCCAAGCGTCCCGCAATGCGGCCCCGGCTACACGCCGCCGGGCCGGGGATGCCCGGGCTTGCACGCCAGCCGCCGCCCGACCGGAGAGCCGATGCACATGGCCGCGCCGGTCACCTACCTTGATGGAGTGAACCTCACGGCGTACCGGGCAGAACTGGCCCGATACTACGGACGTTGACCAACCGCCCCGGCCGCAGCAGACCCGACACGGGGAGCGCGGCCGGGGCCGACTGAACCCGCGACCAACCGCGGCCCCAGCCGGGAGGGGTGATCCAGGCCGACCGGCCCCGGGGAAACCCGGGGCCGCCACCGTACACGCTCCGCAGCAGACCCGCCGCCGCCTGATCACCGGCCGCGGACGAGCGATCCCCAGCCGGGGAACGAACGGACGGCCGAACGAATCGCCACTGGGCGAGGGGTGGCCGCGCCGAACGTCAGGAGCGAATCCCCCGCCAGCGCAGCGGGGGACACGCCGCCGGGGGCCGTGGCCGAAAGAAGGCCCGCCCCGGCGGCCACCGTACACGCGGCCCCGGCACCAGTGCGACCGCCGACAGGCGACCACGCACGGCCGGGGCCGCACGGGCGGGCGATGCACCACCACCGACCCCGCCGCCACCACCGCCGGCCGGCCCGGCTCGCCCGGCACCAGGCCGACGCACCCGGCGAGGGGGGGTGGCAGCATACGAACCGCCACCGAACACGTAACCCAAGGCCCGGCCGAGGCTTGCGGCTTCCCGCGACCCGGCCTGGCCATGGCCCGCGACCGTATCGCCGGAGGGTACCGGGAGCCTACCGTGACCGGCGGCCCGACACGCGGCAGCGGCACTCGCTTCGCTCGCGGCTCCGGCGGGGCCCCTACCCCCCCGGAGCAAAGACAGTAGTTTAGTCAATCCGCCGCGCCGATTTTTTGAAAACTCCGGGTTTTGCGTGACCGCTTAACCGCCGTCCGCTGTACGCTTGGCCACCATGGGCATGGCGTACGAAGACGACCTTCGGAAGCGGCGGGAGGATCCGCGGCGAAATGCGTACGGCCGCGACTACTACCAGAAGAACAAGGACTACTTCCGGGAGTACCAAAAGGAGTACAAGAAGTCCGGCCGGCGGAAGCCTGGAGGCTGGGGCAACTACAAGGCAGACACGCATGAGAGCCGCTGCTGGGCCGTGGCGGCCGGGATGTGCGGGTCGTCCAGGGCCCGCTCCCGCCGTGAGAAGTGGCCGTTTGGCCTATCCACCGAGTGGATCGCCAGGCGGATACGGGCAGGCAAGTGCGAGCTAACGGGCGTGCCGTTCGTTCTGGAGCGGAAGTCTCCGTACATGCCATCCCTGGACCGGATCGACAGCAGCAAGTTTTACACCGCTGACAACTGCCGGGTCATCCTCCTCATCCTGAACCTGGCCAAGCGGGACTGGCCAGAGGATGTTTTCCAGGCCGCGTTCCTGGCTGCGGCCGATGGGCTCCGCGGGTCCCTTCCCGGTTCTGGAGCGCCGCCACCTCCGGGATCCCCGTGACCGGGTCCCCTTCTGCTCCCGGAGTTTCCCGCCCCCCGGGTTTTGCGTGGTCGCTCGCTGGGCACTGACCACCATGGGCGGACTCGCTGATCGACTGGTTGCGTCTTCAGGCTGATGCCCGCTGGGCATTAGCCTGTATGGGGACGCCGATCAGGCTTAGCTACGCGCAGCAGTTGGGCAAGGCGCTCACCAGCCCGCCCAGCTCCGCGGCAGAGGCGTCGATTCAAGCGTTGGCCCGGATGCATAGCGCGGCCCCTGGCGGTCAGGGCGGTGCGTTGGCGGCGAGCCTGCTCATGAAGCCCCAGGCCTCACGGGCGCTAGAGGCGGTGGACGCCATCCTGGCCCGCCAGGGGTTCCCGCTGGGCGAGCCGATAGGCGCGGGTGGCGAGGCGGCGGTCTTTGGGTCTGGCGACCATGTCGTCAAGATCTCGGCGGACCCATTCAACGCCGGGCCCTACCACCTCCCAGACATCCCCGGAGTGGCGCCGTATGTCTACGCCGACCGTGCGGGGCCGTTCCGGATTGGCGTTCAACCCCGCGCGTCCGAGGTGGCGTCTCCGGCCATGATGGCGGCGGACCCCAACAACTACCGGATGTGGCGTGACCGGGCGGACACGCTGTACGACGTAATGGCCCGCCAGGGGCTTCACTGGGACGACGCTAAGCCGCACAACCTGGGCATCATGCCGGCCGGCAGCATGGCCGTGATTGATGGCTGGCTTCGCCCGGACAAGGGCGTGGAGTACCGCCGGGCCAGGGAGCGTTACCCCACTACGGAAGATGCCATCCGGGCCCTGCTAGTGAGGCCGCAGTAATGGGTGGTCCGCTTCGCCCCAGTCTCCTGCCTCGCCTGGCCGGGCAGTCGTCGCCCAAGATCATCGCCTACCACGGCAGCCCGCACAGCTTCTCCCGGTTTGATGCGTCCAAGATCGGTACGGGTGAGGGCCAGCAGGCGTATGGCCATGGGCTGTATTTTGCTGGCAATGAGAAGGTGGCCGATGGCTATCGGGAAGCACTAAGTGCCGGGGGGCTTGTGAGGCACACGCCGGAAGAGAAGGCCGAGTTTCTGTGGAGGTATATGGCAAATTCCGGCGCCACAGACCCAAGGCAAGCTGTGCTTAAAACCCTAGCCAACGATCAGGCGACTCTGGGCGTGGACAACCGGGCGGCCATCGAATACCTGATGTCGCTGCCGTCAGATTTTGTCCCTCCGCCCCCAAGCCCTCCGCCAAGACTTGGCCACATGTACGAAGTGGAGATCGACGCTCCGGAAGGCCAGCTGCTGGACCTGGACCTTCCGGTGCAGAGCCAGTCCCAAGTCGTCCAAGATGCCCTGGGCAAATACGTAGAGGCGCCTCGCTGGTTCTCGCTGGGCCAAGAAGGGTGGGCCGGGGAGAACGCCTACATGCGGATGGCCGGCGACATGGCCAATGCCAACCCGCGGATCGTCGGCGGCTATCACGTCACCCATGACCAGCCGGCCGCCTCCGCGGCACTGCTGCAACGAGGCGTCCCCGGCATCCGCTACCTGGACCAGGGCTCCCGCTCCGCAGGCGAAGGCACCCACAACTACGTGATGTTCCCCGGCACAGAGGATCGCATTCGCATCCTCCGCAAGTACGGCCTGCTAGCCCCTATGGCGTTGCCGGCTATGAGCGAAGAGTAGCAGGGCAATAACCACTAAGGAGAACGCCATGAATCCGGAAGATCGCATTCGCCAGCTGATGGAAGAGAACGCCATGCTGCGAGCGCAGCTGCAAGGCGGGTCGCGCTATGGGGACTACCAGGGCCCCACGGGCATTCCCAACGCCCACGGCGTTACCCCTGAGGAATACCGGGCCGACATGGACGAGGCCGAAGCTGCGGCGGCGGCTAGTTACATGGGCAACGGCATGAGCGACCTCATGTACCGCACGCCGCCCCGCCCCTCGCAGTACATGCGGCCGGAGCGGAAGCAGCCTCCGCAAGGTAATCGCCCGACTCCGTACGTCCGCAAGGAGGGCAAGAAACCTGCCGGCCGCAGCGTGGGGCTGGACTGATGTTCGACCAAATCGAATGGATGGACTGGGAGGGCGACTTGTATGGCGACTGAAGACAACATTCGCCGCCTCCGCCAGCCGGAGAAGAACGTCTTTGAAGAGCTGGAAGAGCATGAGCGTGAGATGAAGGACTGGGCTGAACGCCGCAAGGGGCAGTCACGCTTTGTGCCCGGCAAGACGGCCGAGCTAAACATCGGCAACCGCGGCTACATCTGGGCCCGCGGCCAGCGGCCCGCCAAGAAGCGATCCAGTCCGAGCGACACATGAGCAGCGAGAACAACATCCGCAAGCTCCGCCCGGGGCTGTGGGCGAACATCCACGCCAAGCGTGAGCGGGGCGAGCCGCCTGCCAAGCCCGGCGACAAGGACTATCCCGACAAGAAGCAGTGGAGGAAGCTGAGTGGCAAGTGAGGATAACATCCGCCGCCTCCGCTCTCCTGCCTGGACTCGCAGCGAGGGCCAGGATCCTGATGGCGGCCTGAACGCTAAGGGCCGTGCGTCTTACAACCGTGAGACTGGTGGCAACCTGAAACCACCCCAGCCCGAAGGTGGTCCTCGCCGGGACTCGTACTGTGCCCGCAGTGCCGGCCAGATGAAGATGTGGCCAAAGGCCGCCAAGGACCCTAACAGCCGACTCCGGAAGGCCAGGCGTGCCTGGGATTGCTAATGGGCTGTTGTCGCTGCTGCACAACGACGGGCGCGTGCTGCAATGGAGGCGTGTGTACCGAAGAGACATGCGCCGACTGTGAAGACGCGGGCGGTGTGTTCCAGGGCGTAGACACGGAGTGCGTCTCTGGCCTGTGCCCCTGCGACCCGCCGGCCGATCCATCCTTGTGCCAGAAGTGCGTGGACGGCGAAGCGGTCGTCTACTGTCCGGAGTCGAAGCCCTATTGCTGTGACGGGGTGTGCCAGGCGGAGCCGTGCTGCGAGGTGATCTCCCTCGGAGGCTGCGGAACAAATAATCTATACTGCACGCTTGAGGAAGCCCAGGCCGCACTCGCTGGCCTTCGCTCCAACCTTATAGGCTGCCTGGATGGATTTGAAGCGGCGCTGACTGGTGGGGGGTACTCCAACGTGATCATCGACGTTCAGGAGGTTGCGCGGCTGACAGATTGCTTTCCCGCCGGAGAGGGCCAGGAGTGCGAGGAGGTGTGCTACATCGCGGAGGTGTTTGTGACCGTCACTGCGGAGTGCTGCGGCTATCAAGACTGGGAAGCGGAGGAGTATCCGTGGGAGTCCGATACGTGCGTGACGTGCCCGATAGGCAGCATCCCGCCCTGCGAGCCCGGGGAGCCTCCGCCGTGAGCCTGGTCGGCATTGCCAAAGACGCACTGGCGAAGCGCGCGGCAATCAGGGGCGACTACCTGGAGGCTGTCATGGGGCATGTTGTCAGGCAGAGCGACACGCATGTCTTCCTGCCGCGGGACGAATATGAGGCCTTGTGCGAGCGGTTTAGGTCTTACCCGCGGGGCCCAGGCACAGAACTCAAGGCCCTCCTGAAAACCATCGGCATCGTCGCCAAGCCCAACTGCTCTTGTAACAAGAGGGCAAAGATCATGGACGAAAAGGGCTGCGACTGGTGCGAGGAACACATTGACGAGATCGACGGCTGGCTGGCAGAGGAGGCGAAGAAACGGAAGTTGCCTTACCTCTCCTTGGCAGGAAAGACATTGATCCGCCTGGCGATACGCAGAGCGCGGAAGAAGGGCACTAAGACGTAAGGAGACTGCCATGGCCTGGGCTGAGTTTTTGCAGAATCAGATGTTCCCTGACGCCGCCGCCGCCGAGCGGGAACGGGAGGCGGAGGAACGCCAGCGGCAGCAGCGGATCAACCGCGGCCAGGCTGCTGTTCGCCCCGGAGTGACGCCTGGCGTGCAGGGGCCGATGCCGTTCCTTAACTTCGCCAACGCCATGATGGCGCCGGGCATGAACGCCCACTCTGCGGCCATTGGCCAGGTAAACGACGTGATCTCCCGGGAGATGCAGTCCCGGGTGGCCCAGGCCCGGGAGGCCCGCCGCATGCAGCATGAGAAGGACATGAAGCGGATGGAGATTGATGCCATGCTGGAGCGGGTTCGCCAAGCTGGGGGGCGCTGATGGCTGAAGAGTTTGGCCCAGACCAGGAGCTGGCGTCCCGGGCCGAGCGGCTTCGGCAGGCCCGCCTTGCACTGGCTAAGATCCGCCAGCCTGAGTGGCAGCTGCGGGAGGGCCTTGGGCTTCCCTACGGCCCACTGCTCCCCGGCCAGGACGTGGCGGTAGCCCGGGCGGACTCGCAGGCATACTACGGCAGCCCCGAAGCCGGGGCTGTGGAGTTTGCGGAGAAGTCTCTGGAGCAAGGCGTCGAAGACCACCCCCAAAACCTCCTGGCCTCTGCCATGGCCGGCGCGGAGAAGGTGCGGGTGCCGGAGCTGTCAGGTTTTCAGTGGGCGTACGCCAACCCCAGCCTACTGACCGCCGTGCCGCGGTCGGACGACGATAGGCTGGCTAACGCCCGCCAGATGTACATCCTGGACAAGATTCGACCTCACACTCAGCGGCACCCACCCGGCAGCCCCCTTGCGATTGACAACTACTACGGCCCCGGGAAGGACATCCTGGCGGACGCCATGGTGGAAGACAGGTACTTCCAGGAAAATCCGGCCATCCGCAAGATGCTGGCATCCCCCTATGAGTACGTGCCGGACGGTTATTCGCCGGAAATGGAGAAGCTATCGCCCGAGCAGCTAATCACTGACCCGCTGAACCGCGCCACTAGCGCAGTGTATGGCGGCCTGTCGCGGTTCTCTGACAACTACCTCGCTTTCGGGCGGGACATGGCGCGCGGGCAGGGCGGATCTGCCTTCAAGGACTTTGTTTACGGAATCCCCAACCTTGTCAGTCCGGTTTTCCACCGCGGTGGTCCCGGGTCCGAGCAGGACTGGCGGCCTGATGCCGGTTCGATGGCCGCGCCTATTGAAGTGGCCGGCCAGCTGCCGTTCTTGTTTTACCGGGGCGTCATGCCCAAGCGAGCCTTGCCGGCCGGAGAGCGAATCCGCCAGCTGGTCGATCCGGACGTACTGAACGCCGCATACAGGTCCGCGGCCCGGCGTCACCACCCGGACGTGGGCGGCACCACCGAGGCCATGCAGATGCTCAACCGCCTGCGAGACATGGGCGACGTGCAGGGCATCGCTCGCATGGCTCAGTGAAAATCGGATTACGCCCCAGGCATTCCGGGCATTCTTTCCACAGGCAACCCCCCCTAGCCTGAAAGGAAAGACATGAGCGAAGAGATCCAGCAGGTTGACTCGCCGGAGATGCCGGCACCTGAGGTTCCTTCCCAGTCCTTTGACAATCCGACACCGCAGCACACGCCGGCCCCCGCCGGTAGTGTGTACGACGCCTTCAAGGCGCTCCCTGAGTTTCAGGGCGCCGACGACGTGTCCATCGCCCGCACGCTGTATCAGTCGATGCAGGGCTACCAGCAGGCCCAGAGCCAGCTCCGCCAGTATCAGGAAACGATGCCGGCGACGATGGAGTACATGCAGAACCGGCAGCGTTACCAGGAATGGGTGAACGCTCAGCAGGCTCAGCAGCAGAAGGCCGCCGAGCCGCCGAAGTGGTGGAACCCGCCCCAGGTCAAGGACACCTGGCGGAACTACATCATCCGCGACCCGCAGACGGGCAAAGAGGTCATCGACGCCAACGCTCCGCTGGAAGCCAAGATGGCGCTCCAGGAGTATCAGACCTACACGGCCGACTTCGCCAAGCGATTCGTCACCAACCCCGAAGACACGCTCAAGCCATTTGTCGAACAGGTGGCCATGCAGAAGGCCCAGGAGCTGGTTCAACAGCACCTTGGCCAATACACCGCACAAAACTACGTCCAGAGCCTGGAGCAGCAGAACGCTGACTGGCTCTACGACCAACGAGGCCAGGTCAGTCCGGAGGGCCGGGCGATCCAGGGCTACATCGATCAAGCGGCGAAGTCAGGGATCTCGTCTCCCGATGCCCGGTGGCAGTACGCCACCAGCATGCTGGAGCGGGACCTGCTGAACCTTCGCTACCAGCAGATGATGGCAGGCATGCAGCAGCCTCCTCCTCCCCAGGAGATGGCGCCTCCGCCAGCAGAGCCGGTAGCACAATCGAACATGCAGTTCCTGAGGGAGCGTGCCACTCGCACGCCCAGCAGGAGCGGCGGGGCATCGGAGCCGCGGGCTCCGCGGCCGAAGATGACCTTGGAAGAGCGCCTCAAGAGCCAGCTTGTGAAAGACGGCCTGATCTAGGAGTAAGAAATGCCGAGTACGACCGACTTCGCTCGTTCTATCGCCACTACGCTGGTTAACCACCTGCGTGAGGAGGAGATTGCGTCCCTTCGCAAGTACATGGTGTTCGCCGCCATCGAAAGCCGTGGCAACATCCGGATGAACATGTCCGGCCGCGGCTTCGATTGGGAGGTGTCGTACCGCCTGCATCAGCCGCAGGGGAACAACGGAGAAACGCCGCGTTCCTTCAGCCGTCAGAACCTCTGGAAGAAGGCGGAGCTGGAGTACCGGGGCTACCAGGCCACGGACGCCATCTTCCGCAAGGAGCTTCTGGAGAACCGGGGCACCAACGCCCTGGTGAACGTGGCTGGCAAGATGAGCAGCCGGCTGCTCACCAGCATCGAACAGTACCTGGCCAATGAGATCTACATTGACGGGTCGGCCGCCGGCAATGAGCTGAGATACCACGGCCTGGAAAGTTTTTTCGGCACCAACGGCACGCTGAACGTGGCCACGGGTGCCCAGCGGTCGGCCAACGCGGCGGACCCGTTCGGCTCGCCGTCTGACAGCTACGCCTCGCTTAACACGGGGCTGGGCTTCTACGGCGGCTCGCAGCTGGAGGGCGTCTGGCCCGCCGGCAAGGCTGACAGCGAGTATGACTTCTACAGCCCGCTGGTGGTGAACTACACCAGCACGTACTTCGGCGGCAGTAGCTGGGCTGCCAACTGCGTGAAGGCTCTCCGTGAGGGCCTCCATTTTGCCAAGCGGAATGACACCAAGGAAGACGCCGTCGATCTGGTGGTCATGGACCGGAAGTTGTACATCGACTTCCTGAACGCCCAGGACGCCAAGGAGCGGGTGACGATCTCCAGCGAGAACAGCCTGAAGAGCTACGGCTTCAACACCGTGCAGCTGGACGGCGTGGAGCTGGGCACGGAGTACGCGGTGCCGGCCAACTGTGCGTACGGCCTTGCGGTTGGGAACATCGAACTCCTGAACATGGAGGGACAGATGTACAACAGTGAGGGCCCCTTCTACGACGAGACTACGCAGTCTTATCGTTACTGTGTGTCCACTCTTGGCAACCTGAAGTTCAAGTCGCCTCGTAACTTTATCAAGTGGGTCAACCTCGCCTGACCATAGGAGCAGCCTGAATGTCACTGAACGTAGATCCTCCCTTCGCTCTTGGCCAGACCCTTGGCGTGTCGTCCACCGCGGACGGCGTCGGCTGGGTGGGCGTGGTGAAGCAGTTTCCTGACGTGAATCCCGTTACGGGCAAGATCCGGTCGAATCGGGTCAAGACCTGCATCGCCGTGCGGAACGTCTCTGGCGTCACCCTCCTGCCCAAGCGGGTGGTGACGTTTAAGAGCGGCTCGCTCTCGGAGGTGGACGGCTATACCCGTCTCACGGACGCCGCGTCGGCCGGCGTGGTGGACGAGCATATCCCGGCATCGGGCGTGGCCAACAACGATGTGTTCTGGGTCACGGTCAACGGCCCGACTGAGATCAAGCTGGGCCCTGCCCAGGAGGCTGCGGTGGATACCTCGCTTGTCGCCCTCACGGCGGCGGCCAGCACCCACAGCACCACCGCTGGCCAGGCCCAGACTGCCGCGGCCACGTTCCTCCAGGCTGGCTACATCGGCCGGGCGCTCTCGGCCGGCACTACGGGCCAGAACGTCCTGGCGGTAGTTAACCTCGTCCGGAGTTAAGCATGAGCGCCGACGCCAATCTCTTGCGGAAAATCGTCATCGGCCTGGCTGACCAGCAGGCCGGTGACGAGGTGGGGGCGGTGATTCGCCACACCACCGGCAATGTCACCGCGCTGACGGTAGCGCCGACCTCGCTCCGCCTGGGCGTGACGGGCGGCACGGTGGCGTTCTTTGGCGGCACGGGTTCGACCCGGGCCACCAGTGCGGCCGTGACGGACTTTGCCACGCTGAAGGTAGCCCTCCAGAACTACGGCCTGGTTGGAACTTGATACGTGCCCTTTCGGGGGCTAGGGGGAGGCCTCTGACCTGGGCAACCGGGTCAGAGGCTTTTCTATTATGGACGACTCCGCAATCCAGAATCTGGACTACCTCCGAGAGCTGATCGCCCTGGTGCGAGGCAGCGAGATGGAGGACATGGCCCGCCTGCGGATGATCTACGGCATGGGGGTGGGGACGGACGCAGTGACTGAGGAGGATCGCTAGTGGGAGACGCCATAAACCCAATCACGGGGCGACATCTCTCTGGCCGTCCGGCTGGAAGAGGCGCAGCGCAGACGGCGTGGGACCAAGCCAATCCTAACTACTTCACCACAGGTGCCGGTTCGTTCCTCCCCTCGCAGCAGACGCAGCAGATGGCCGACAGCTACAAGCAGCGTATTGGCTCCGGCCAGACGGGGTTGACTCGCGGCCCTGAGAGCCTTGCATACCAGCAAGTGTATGGCGGTGGTCCTGGCGGCGCTAGCAATGGCTACCTGCAAGACGGCGGCGTTGACGCTCGCAAGATCGACGGCCAGATCGCAGACCCGAGGTATCGCCAGGGCCCGCAGTCGAATGCCGGCGGAGGAGCGTATGCGGCCTATCGCCCAGGCCAGGCCCAATCCCAGCAGAGCCCCTACGCCAACTCCACGGCATACGGGCAGTCCGTGAGCAACACGCCCAACGTCCAGGGCGGGCAGATGCACTCCTTCTACAGCCAGCCCGCAGGCCAGGGCCCCGCCTTCCAGCAGCAGATGCCCTCCTTCCAGTTCGCTGGCGGCACGGACTGGATGGGCAACCAGTACACCGACCCCAACGCCATGATGGCCCAGACAGGAGCCATGGCGCTGGCGTTGAACCAGCAACGTCAGGGCATGATGGGCCAGGGGCAGTTTGGATCCCTGAATCCCCAGATGGCCTACAACCAGGGCATGGAGATGCTCCAGCAGGGCTGGCAAAATCCGTTTGCCCAGCAGCCCCAAGACCCGGGCGGCAACATCCGCGACCTGATTCAGGGGCCGCAGCCGGGCAAGCCGGGCCCCACGCCTGGCCTGCCTTCGGGCCTGTATCGCCCAGACCGCATGAAGGTTGACCGTGGGCCAGACTGGCATACCACCTATTACAACCCATCGACCGGCGAGACTTTCGACTCCTACAAAAACACAGTCCGGCCCGAAGAGGGGTCCGGGTGGGTTAACCAAGGCCGCCAGCGGACCCAGGAGGCCGCACCCGAGATTCCAGACGCACGCGGCGGATTTACCCCCCCCGGCCAGGCCCAGCCCGCCCAAGACCCCTACGGCTCGTCCACGCCGTACCGCATCAACGACTACGATCCGATGAGGTCCGACTACGGCATTAACGAGACGATGTATAGGCCCTGGATGGACAAAGACGGGGTGGCCCGCGATCCCATGAATGGGGAGCGGGACATGGACATGGATGGGGTAGTTGACCGAAGCCCGCCCCCCGGCGGCGGCCCCGGCCGTCCGATCAACCGCCCGCCGCCCACTGCCGAGCAGTTCCGCCAAGACCGGCAGGAGCAACAGCAAAGGCAGTCCGTGAACGACCTGTACCGCCGGGCCAACCTCCAGCCCGGTGCGTCCACGGACGAGCTGATGCTGGGGCTGATTAACAACAGCCGAGGCGGGACGCTTGTGCGGCCGGAAGAGATGGCTGGCCTGCCTGCGGATATCCGTGGGGCAGTGTCTCAGTACCAGGATCTGGCTGGCATGGCGCAGGGCTTGGATCGGTCCACGGCTCCCGGCGCCCAGCAACGCCGGCAGGACATTGGCGCTGCCATGGAGCAGATGAAGAGCCGCATGACCGAGCGCGCCCAAGCCTCCCAGGCCCTCCAGCGGGACTATGGAATGTCGCCGGCCGACGCCGCCGCCTGGGTGAACCGTGAAATGCCCATGCCCGACCAGGCCGCAACCATGCGGGGGCTGGAGCAAAAGCAGACGGCGTACCGGGACCAGGCGAGGTCTGCCTCGCTGGACAGGCGGGCCAAGCAGGATATGGAGGCCGCCAAGCCCAAGGCTCCGTCAGCCACCGACCAGTGGAACCGGATTAAGGCGACGACGAACACGCAGACCAAGCCCCTGTCTCCGGCCCACCAGCGGGTCTACGAGGCCATGGTAGCCGAGCAGATGAAGTCCAGGGGCATGGGCGACACCTGGACTTCAACGGGCAGTCCGATTGCCAACTGGGGCCGGGCCAGGAACGCACGGCGAGGGCCCTGAATCCGCTAGCGGCCATCTGTTCAGTTCTATATACTTGTCCACCTCCCCCCCCTAAGGTGACACATGCAGCAGAAGTTTAACGTCGGCATCGTTACGTTCTCTTACGGCGGCAACGGCGGGATTTCCTCTGAAGTCCCCGACATCCGAGAGTGGATGGTCCCGCTGGTGGCCAACGCCTCCAAGGATCCCCGGATCGACCAGATCCGCATCTGGAACCTGGCGGATACGCCGATCACCATGACTCGCAACCGGGCAGTCATGCAGGCCCGTCAGTTCGGCGTGGACTGTCTCATCATGGTGGACAGCGACATGAAGCCAGACATGCTCGCCGGCCAGGCGGACGCCAAGCCGTTCTTCGACTCGTCGTTCGACTTCTTCGTCAACCACTACCACAAGGGGCCGTGCGTCATCGGGGTGCCATACTGCGGCCCGCCCCCTGTGGAGTGCGTGTACGTGTTCCGGTGGAACAACCTCCAGTCCCAGAACCCAGGGCCGGACTTCCAGCTGGAGATGTACGACCGGCACACGGCCGTGAAGATGGCCGGCATCCAAGAGTGCGCTGCGCTTCCCACCGGGCTGATCATGTACGACATGCGGGTCTTTGAACTCACTGAGCCCAAGACCCCGGAAGACAAGCCATGGTTCTATTACGAGTGGAAGGACATGTACGCCGCCGAGAAGGCGTCCACTGAAGACGTAACCATGACCCGGGACGTGTCCTTGGTGGGCGCGCAGAAGCTGGGCTACAACCCCGTGTACTGCAACTGGGACGCCTGGGCCGGTCACTGGAAACCCAAGTGCGTGGGCAAGCCCCAGGTGATCACCGCCGAGGGCGTGTCCAAGAAGATGAAGGACTGCTGGGAGGCGAATGTAGAAAGTGGAGTCAAGATTGTTGACTTCAAATCCCCCGTCCTGGACAAGCTGCCCAAGCCGTTCGACGGCATGGGGATGGAGCTTCCGGGCGAGGACGCCAACGCCCTGACCGCCATGGTGACGCAGTTCATCAAAGACCACGGCCACGCACCAACGGTGTGTGAGGTCGGTTCATGGGCCGGCAGGAGTGCCATCATCATGGCCAAGGCTGGGGCCAAGGTGACCTGCGTGGATACGTGGGAGGGCTCAAAGAACGACGACGGCTGCAAGGCATACGACGGCTCCAGGGGCCGACCGCTACATGTGTTTTTCCGCAACACCGCCGGGCTCCCCATCACAGCCCACGTTGGCAGGTCGCCGGATGCGGCCAGGGATTTCGATGATCATTCATTCGACATCGTCTACATCGATGCCGAGCATGACTACGAATCGGTCAAGGCCGACATCGCAGCCTGGAGGCCCAAGGCCAGGCATGTCTTGGCGGGCCATGACTACGGCTGTTTTCCTGACGTACGGCGAGCCGTGAAGGATTCCGGCATCACCCCGCACGTCGAAGGCAACGTCTGGATGACGCAAGTGTGACGCATGGACGGCACCAAACGCTGCACCAAGTGCCAGAAGGAGCTGCCGGCCCATGCCTTCCATGTGGCCGAAGACGGCCGGCGGCACGCCATGTGCAAGACCTGCCGCTCCGAGCGGGAGCGGAAGCGAAGGAAAAAGGGCAAGGATGAGCGGCTGGATCGGATCGAAGCCGACGCGGTGGACGCCTTCTGCCAGGTGGCTCGCCTGGGAGGGAGCAACGTCCCCCACTCAGCCGAGCTGGTGGAGACGATCCTGGAGTACATGGGCGGCGTGGCTGGGTTCAGTAACCTGTTCATGAAGCAGTATTACGACTCCCCTCCTGGCGGCGCTCACCGGACCAGGATGCTGGAAACGATGGTACGGCTGGTGACGAACAACACCGCCATGGGCGGTGCCAAGAAACCCCTGTCGCACTGGTCCGAAGAAGAGCTGGACGACGAGCTGCGGCAGCGGCTGCTAGAGACGGCGACTGTGATCAACGCCCTGCCGGCCCCGGAGAAGCGTGAAAAAGCACCCGCGCAAGATACCTGAACAGCCGAAGCCTCCGGTTGTTCCTGGCATTACCCAGCACCGCCTGAACGTCCTGAAGGAGGTTCAGGCAGAGCTGAAGAGCCGCAAGATAGAGGCCCTCCGGCTGTACAAGCCGATGCCGCACCAGGAGGAGATGCACGCCTGTCTGGCGTCTGAGCGTGTGGTGCTTGGCGGCAACCGATCCGGCAAGAGCCTCAGCACCTTCGTAGAGGACGCCCGGGCCCTGACGGGCCAGGACCCGTACGGCAAGTACCCCGCAGAGGGCGGGAACCTGGTGGTGATCGGCAGGAACTGGCCACACATTGGCCTGGTCTGCTACCCCATGCTGTTCAAGGCCGGGGCGTTCAAGATCATCAAGGACCTAGAGACTGGAGCGTGGCGAGCCTTCAATCCCGTCACAGACGCCGAGCGGAAGAAGGACGCCAAGCCTGCTCCGCCGCTCGTCCCGCCCAGGTTCGTAGAAGAGACATCCTGGGTCCTGAAGAACGCCGGCTACTGCCAGCGTGTCGTCCTGTCGAACGGCTGGACGGTTCATTTCTTCTCCTCAGAAGGTGAGCCGCCCCAGGGTTTTCAGGCCGATTTGGTACACCTGGACGAGGATATATCTAACCCCGCGTGGGTGGGGGAGATGCAGGCCCGTCTTGCTGACCGTAAGGGCCGCTTGCTGTGGAGTGCGATGCCACATTCCAAGAACGATGCCTTGCTGGGGCTGTGTGAGCGGGCCGACAAGGAACTGGAGGAGCGGAGAGATCCGCCCCGCATCAAGAAGTTCACCTTCCGGTTCCTGGACAACGCCCACATTGACGCGGAGGAGAAGGAGAAGAACATCTCCCGCTGGTCTTCTCTTGGCATAGACGAGCTTCGCATGCGGGCGGAGGGCGAGTTCACCCAGGACTCCATCCTGATGTACCCGTCCTTCAATCCCACGGTCCACACCTTCCCCCGGGAGGCCTTGCCGTCCGGCATTCCGCCGGAGTGGACTCGCTACGTGTCCATCGACCCTGGCCACACAGTGATGGCATGCTTGTTCGGTGCCGTCCCGCCCGACGAGAAGATGCTGCTCATCTATGACGAGCTGTACATCCGCAACGCCAACGCCCTGATCTGGGGCGAGGAGTTTGCCAAGAAGGCCCAGGACCAGCACTTCTACGCTCTCATCATGGACATGCACGGTGGCACGCTGCGGGACCTTGGGTCCGGCCGGCTGCCGTGCGACCTGTATTCGGAGCAACTCCGGGACCGCGGCATCCGGGCCCAGATGACGGGCCACCAGTTCATCCCCGGCTCCGACGACATTCCCGCCCGTACCGCCCTGGTCCGCCAGATGCTGCACATCCGGGGCGACGGCAGCACGCAGCTGAAGTTCCTGGAGGGGGCCACGCCGGAGCTGATGCGGGAGCTGAAGCGATACAAGAAGAAGGTGATCCAGAGCAACTCCGGGCCGTTCATCACGGACGTGCCCAACACGCGGGGCGACGTGCATGCCGTCCAGTGCTTGGAGTACCTCTGTGCCTACGAGCCGAAGTACCACCAGCCGCCCCTGAGGCCTGGCAAGGAGCCGTGGTACGTGAAATGGCTGGCGGAGAAGAAGAAACGCCAGGGAGACGATGGCAAGGGTTATGTGGTCTTAGGTCCTAGCAGAAAGGGATGATCATGGATGCGTGGAAGATGCCGGAAGTGAGCCTGGGCGACACGGTGCTGTACCGCCCCCATGAGGGCGCCCCGGCCCAGATGGCCTTTGTGTCCAAGGTGGGCCAGGACACTCTGGAGCTGTGGGTCCTGGCGCCTGGCTACGGCGGAACGGAGAGGCCGTCAGTCCACCACAAGGACGACCCCCGCCTGGAGACGAGCGTGGAGTGGAAGAAGTTTGGCATCTGGGAAAGCCGGCCCCGGGATCCTCGCCTGGCCCAGCTCTCCGAGCGGCTTTCGGCCCTGGAGAAGGCCGTTCAGGGCAATAAGAAGTAGCCCAGGAACCGCCCATGTCTGACCAGAACCCGCTCCGGCCCCTTGTCCAGGGGTGGCTGGAGAAGCTGAAGCTCGCCAAAGACCACAAGCGCCCGTTCCAGGAAGACGCCGATGAGGCGATGAACTTCTACGACGGGGACAACGCCTGGATGTTCCGGTCGGAGTACGCCCGCGGGGAGAAGGGGTTCATCAAGGGCATCTCCCCGCCCGCCTTTCGGATGACCATCAACCGTGTTTGGGAGGCCGTTCGGCTCTTCGGGTCCGTCATCCATCACCGGAACCCATCCCGGCGGTGTACCCCCAGGACCTACCCGGTCATCTCGCCCCAGATGCTGGGTGTCTTCCCGCAGCCGCCCGTGCCCCAGATGGGGCCTGACGGTCAGCCAGTCATCGGCCCTGACGGCCAGCCGGTGATGATGATGGACCCGATGATGCAGATGTACCAGCAGCAGGTCCAGCAGACCCAGATGTTGTCGGAGCGGCGGGACATCATTTGCAAGCTGCTGGAAGACTACCTGAACTACACCCCCAATGAGCTGAACCTGAAGAACCACAACCGCAAGGTGGTGGACGAGGCCCTGATCAAGGGTGCGGGGTGCTGGTTTACGGAGCTGTACCAGGTGCCCGGCGGCGAGTCCCGGATGGCCGGCAGCTTCTATGAGAGCTTCGACAACGTCTTGTGGGACCCGGACGCCGACGACCAGGAAGACATCCTGTGGATGGCCCGGCGGCGGTGCCACCCCAAGGAGTTTGTGGCCGCCAAGTTCGGCCTGGACCCCGAGCAGCTGAAGGGCCACGCCGAAAGCTATGACTCTCGCAGCACCCGCAAGGAGCGGGGCTACGAGACGAAGAAGAAGATGGGCAAGACCAACGACCTGGTCACCTACTGGGAGATCTACTCCAAGACCGGATTCGGCGACCGGCTGAAAGACGCCCCCAAGGAGCTGAAGGGCAAGTTCGACGCCCTGGGCGAGTACTGCTACATCGTCGTCTGCGAGGGCGTGGATCACCCCCTGAACATCCGCCCGGACATGCTCCAGGAGGAGGTGGACGAGACGGGGGTCCCTCCCGCCTTGTTCCAGGCGGCCCAGTGGCCGATCCCCTTCTGGGCCGAGCCCAATGGCTGGCCCTGCACCATCCTCCAGTGGCACGGCAAGCCCGGGTATTCGTACCCCATCTCGCTGATCAAGCCGGGCATTGGTGAGCTGCGGTTCATCAACTATGCGATGAGCTTCATGGCGACCAAGATCGCCACCTCCAGCCAGACCCTGATCGGCGTAGCCAAGGCCGCCGACAACGACATCAAGGCCAAGATCCTGGACTCCGACGAGTCGGGCTTCAAGATTGTGGAAATCTCTGAGGCCATCGGCCGCAGCGTCAACGACATCATCAGCGTCTTCCAGCTTCCGGGCGTACCCACGGACCTCTGGAACATCGTCGCCGCCGTCACTGAGCTGTTCGACCGCCGCGTCGGTTTGACAGAGCTGGTCTACGGCATGACCAGGGCATCCTTCAGGTCAGCTGCTGAGGCTACCGTGAAGGCTGAGCAGATCTCTGTGCGGCCAGACGACATGGCCAACCAGCTAGAGGACGCCCTGTCGGAGCTGGCCCGCAAGGAGGCCTTCCTGGCCCGCTGGCTGATCCAGCCGCAGGACGTGCTGCCGCTGATGGGCCCCCTGGCGGCGCAGGCCTGGGCCATGCACGTGCAGTCCATGGACCCGGAGCAGCTCCTGCGGGAGTTCGACTTCCGCGTGGAGGCCGGCAGTGCCAGGAAGCCCAACCCGGGGACGAAGGTGGAGCAGATCAACTCCGCCATGCAGATCATCATGCCGGTGGCCCAGGGCCTCTTGCAGGCCGGCCAGCCGCAGCTCTTCAACGCCCTGATGGCCGACTGGGGCCGGGCAATGGACATGGACGTGGCGAAGTACGCGGTGCCGCCCCCGCCGCCGCCACCACCGCCGGGGCCGGAGCAACAAGGTGGAAATCCCCCAGGAAGTCCTCCGCCGGGGCCGTGAGGCCTGCGAGACATACGAACGGGCCCTGCCGCACGGCGAGCGGTGGGCGCTTATGTGCGCCACCCAGACCCCTCCTGGCACTAGAGGCTCTGACAGGGCCTTTATGGAGGGCCGCCTGAACCAGCAGTGGCTGGACGACATGCCCAAGAAGCAGGCCAACACCATCCTCAGGGAGGCCCGTGCAGCAGGGATCCCAGTGGCCGGCAAGGTCTACATCGGCGGCCTGGCGGACAGCCGAGCCCACCGGGACCCAATGGCGTGGGTGGACTCCACGGCGGACATTAAGAGAGTAGCGAGGGCTCGCAATCTGACGGTGGAGGGGGCCGTGACCCACAAGGGCACCCTCATGCCGCCCAAGAGGACGGTCCTGAATGAGCGGATCGTCCAGGAAGAGCTGCCTCGCTACCGCAAGCAGAACCCTGGCAAGAAGGACGGCGAGCTGCGGGAGATGATTATCAACCGCCAGGCCCACCCACTGAAAAGGAAAGGTAAATGATCGAAATCACCCGCTTCCAAGAGACGGTCACTGTCACGGCGGCCAGCTCTGCCGCCACGTCAAGCCCCCGCTTCAGTTTCCAGCACATGGCCGGGGCGGGCGTTCTGATCGGCAACACGGGCGGTGCCACGCAGATTGCCTGGCACGGTGCCTCAGAGCATGAGGCGACCCCCCTCCAGATCTTCTCCGATGGCTCCGCGGTGACCACGGCCGTCACGGTGGGTGCCCACCCCGTGCCGGACGCCTGCTTCTCATTCCCGTACGTGGTGCCCGTCATTGCCGGCGGGACCAGCTGCCAGATGACGGTTGTGGCCAAGGGCTGACCCCTCCTTCGTCACATCACCACTCTTGCGACATTCACCATGCCGATGAATCCGAGACTATTACGCCCGCTGGCAAAGGGTAGAACTCTCTATTTCAACGGCGCGGTCGATAGCGACTGGGCCACGCTCGGCAACTGGTGGACGAGCGGTGCGTTCACCACGCAGGCGTCTGCCCTGCCGACTAGCGGCGACAGCGTTGTTCTCAGTGCAACGTGCGGCACTAACAGCGGCAGTGCGCCGACCGTTGTGAACTTTACGTTAAATGACCCTGATTACTACGCATTCTATCTCTTCGTTGCAATCACCGTCACCGGCAACGCGACGTTCAACGACGGTTCGTACAACTACGGCACCGTCACCGGCGACGCCACGTTTAACGACAGTTCGAACAACAGCGGCACCGTCTCCGGCGACGCCACATTTAACGACAGTTCGTACAACGACGGCACCGTCAACGGGAACGCGACGTTCAACGACAGTTCGAACAACAACTACGGCACCGTCTCCGGAGACGCCACGTTTAATGACACATCGTACAACTACGCCGGCACCGTCACCGGCGACGCCACATTTAACCACAGTTCAAACAACACCGGCGGCACCGTCTCCGGAGACGCCACGTTCAACGACAGTGCGTGGAACAACTACGGCACCGTCACCGGCGACGCCACGTTCAACGACAGTTCGTACAACAGCGGCACCGTCTCCGGAAACGCGACGTTCAACGACTTGTCTGTCAACCTCACTGGGGTCGTCGCTGGCGACGCCACGTTCACCGGCTCTGCCTGCAACGACGGCGGCACGGCTGGCACGTTCGTCCCCAACCCACCGCCGTCCTGCTAATAGGAGATATCACAATGCAACTTCCGCAACCCGTTACGATCCAGCCGCCGACCATCACTCGCAGCACGGGCGAGGTTCGCGTCCAGAAGCCGGTCACGCTCACGGAACTGGACATCACCATCATTGACAACGCCAAGCGGAAGTCCTGCGTGGCGAGGATTCGCCCCTGTCCGCAGCCCGTCACGCTCTGGAGCGGCGCTGCCTACGACGCGGCGGGCGACTACACGCAGGCGCAGGTTGAGGCGAAGGTGCTGGAGGCGATTGGGCCTGACGTTAAGGCCGGGCTGGAGGCGTTGTTTGTGCCTCCGGCGCGGCGTTAGACG